GTTTCCCAGTCACGATCCGAGGCGGCGATGAAGATCGGCCTGCCGCAATCAAGGCTGCCATCAAAAATGCAGGTCGTTTGCACGAAGAACATCTGGCCCGAGTGGAGCGCGCAAAGAAGACCAACGAAACTCGTAATGCCAACTTGGCTGCCAATCGGGAAGCAATGGCTCAACAACGGGCCGCCAAGCGTGAAGAGACTATGCGCCGTATCCATTCTGACTTTGTGGACTTGACCGCGGAGATAGAGGCGATGCTGCGCAACATGGAAGAAACCGACCTTCACGAAGCAAGTAACAACGTCGGCAAGTTGGCTTCTATGGTCACCCGCATTCGCTACCAAGTCACCAAACGCATCAGGGAACTCGACGCATGAGCATGGAACGTCTTGAACATGAAGTGGCCGGACTGGCGACGCGCATCGAACAAATGGAGATGGTGTCGGAGAATGGCATCTATCGCCCCAGTTCACAGACATCAGTGGTGCGGCCGGTCAGTCGGGAAGAATACGACGCCATGGCTTCCCACATCGCCGAGATGCATAAGACATTGAAAGCCATGAACAAACTCATCCAGGGCGTGCTCAATACGTGTGTGGAGTTGGATGCACGCCAGGACGAACTCGAAGCCCGACAGGAAATCTTGGAGGGATAGAGCACAACAGCACGCAGCGGAAAAGAGGGAAATCGCTATGTCTGACAAGTCCAGTTTATCCAAAAATGAATACCGGGCAACGTACGTCCGGTCCACAGACGACCAGGTAATGGTCCAGGTCGCTCCGTTCGAGTTTGTGGCTGCTCCGCTGGTCGGTCTGTGGGAAGAAAACGAGAACGGTAAGCGCCGGCTCCGTGGTCTGGCTATCGCCAAAATAACCGATCGGAAGTCTCTGAAGGCCAAGAACGACCAGGAAGACCGTAAACTCGACAAGCGCTTACATTGGCGAACCATCGAGCAAGTGGACCTCACCGACCTTGAATACGACGAACTGTCCAAACTGCGCAGAGCCCTGGCCGAACCGGAAAAGTACGCAGGCATGGACTGGTCTCGGGTTCCGCAGCAAGGCAAGTCCGCGTCCGATTGCGGTCATCAGCGGCTCTTCGTCCGTAGATACTGGTCCAACGTCCGGCAACGCTACGTTTTCCGCGGCGACTACATGCCCGAGGAAGACAGCGGTCTCGAATGGGACAGGGGCACAGAAGGCCGGAACCGTCTCAGGGCCGCAATCCTGGAGACCAGACTGGCAACTGCAAACCGCCTCTGGGCAGAACGTAAGAGGGAGTTGGCCAAGTGAAGATCAAGCAGCAACCTATCCTGATCAGCCAAATCGAAGTCGGTGAGCGTCTGCGTGACCTTGATGAAGACCACGTCAAGATGCTCCAAGCTGACATCGAAAAACGCGGCCTACTCGACGCCATCTGGGTCCGCGAACTGGGCAAAGGCAAATACCGACTACTGGCCGGCGCACACAGACTGGCCGCGGTGAACAACCTGGAACACAAGACGATCCGGGCAGACATTTGGGAGAAATCCGCAGATCCGAAGATTGATGAGATCGACGACCGGATCATGGAAATAGTCGAAAACCTGATGCGTAAGGAACTCCCATATAACCAAGCCGCAAAGCAGACGGCACAACTCCTTGACGAAGAAAGCTCGAAAACCTCGTTGTTAGTCACGACTAATAATAAGGCAGACGGGCCGAAGCGGAAATCCAGAGCCAAAGAAGGGGCACGGGCCAAAGTGCAAGATGGCGTTGCCGACAAGTTGGCCAAAGAGACGGGTTCGTCATCCAACGCCTTGAAGGTCAAAGCTTCACATGGCCGGGCGATCATTGAAGCTGAGAAACTGGCCGACGTCGACCTGACCTCCAGGCCCATGTCCCAGAAAGAAGTGAAGTCCGTCGCCAAGGTCACCAGGACCAAAGTGGCCGATACGCACAAACGCAAGGACGGCGCGGAGAGAGACCGCAAGTCTGCACTCAAGGCAATGGCCGAAGGCGTCAAACCAAGTGTCGTCGAGAAGGATTGGACGAACGAGTACTTCGAGTCATCCAAACCCAAATCGTCCGACCTGGATGCAGTTGCAAAACTCATGGTCGAAGCAAGGGCCAAGTACACGGACGCCTGGGAACAACTGAAAGACCTCGGACATGGGTCGAAAGCCACTGACCTGATCAAAGCAATGGCCGGTCTCATCAAGATCGAAAACGATATCAAGGCCGAAGCCAAACAGGAGAAAGAAGGGACGACAGGCGACCCTGACGAACCTTCCAATTTCAAAGCACCCAAGTCTAAGCGTGAACAGTCTGACGAGTTGGCGTTGGCAGTGAGTGGAGATCAACCTAAACGCCGCCGTAGGAGGGCAGAGGCTCAATGATCACATACACCGACACCCTGACATGGCTGAACGACACGACAATCGAGCACGTCCGGACATTCCATTTCTTCGGTCTATTCAGCTGGACCAAACAGTCCATTATCGATTGCCCGGACGGCATACTACACCACACGGGGCCCGAGAGACGATGACCAACACTAAGACATTCCCCGACGGAAAAAAGCGAGAGGTTGTCTATTCATGTCAGGAAGACAAATCGACTGGGACGCCCTCAACCAATTCGCCAAATCCACTCGCTACCAAAAAGCGAAGAAGCCAGAGAAACAGAAGGCCGTGGGAGATCCCGCAACCTTCAATCCTCAAGCGGTCCCGGAAGCGTTACTGAAAAAGCACGAGGAAGACAAGAAGCTGAAGCGGCGGGCAGATGATGCTAGGTCTGCCCGTCGTCGCAACTACCGACAAGACTACCCGGGCTTCGCAAAGTGGGAAAAGTTTGCCCTCAGTGAAGCGAACCGCGGCGAGCAGAAAATCGACGAACACGGCCTTTTGGACACCGACTATTCTGATGTGGTCGAACAATGCGGCCTGACCCAATTACCCTATAAAACCAAGCGCGAATGTCAGTGGCTGTTCTTGTCCATCATCGACCGCGCCTGGAAGAATATGCCAAAAGACTGGATGCCTGACCCGTTTAGACCGATGCCCGAAAACTGGAAGCACGACGCTGCGGAATTCTGGGATTGGGTTGAAGGCGAAGAAAGTCCAAAAAATCTACATTAGAGGGTTGCAAAGTCCATGTTCTTCCTGTAGGGTGTGTCAACTTTTTGAGAGGGATGACCATGAACGAGAACGCAGAGCCGACCAAACAATCAACGTTGGCAAATGATCTATCAACGATCCTGACTCTCGCGAGCCGCTATTACGGTTTTGCCGAACAGCTTCGGAAGAAGGGATTCTACGAGGTCGATGACAGCCACAACGAAGGCTTCAGCAAGGAAGCGATCAAGATCACTGTTGGCGAACTCGGACCCGGTGACTTTGACTGCACAATCCAAGCATTCCTGGCAGCGGAGCGCGGAGCACATGAACAGTTGACCCATCTCCTTGCCGATGCATTTCAGCGGACGGCGGATCGTCTGTTCAGTATTGCGGCCAACGCCTCGTTTCGTCTGGTTCAAGACAAGGTTGAAGAACAGAATAGACGAGCAGCCCAACGCGCACAGGCCGTAAGAACGCAAGACGCGAACGCCGAGAAGGCAGCTCCGACCCAACACTGAATTTCTGCCGAGTAGTTGTCCCCCAAAACTCTAAGGGCTGGTCCTAGCGACTGGCCCTTTTTCTATTTGTAGGGGGCGATGCGTTTTGAACTCGCGACGCTGAACTCTCTCGAAGACCTACCCACCGGTATCAGCGAGACTGGCAATATGGAACCCTAGGCCGCTGGGCAACACAGGAGCTGCCGTCATGAAGTAGCACCACCACTGATCAGGAAAACGACATAGATTGTAAAGAGTACCTAGACCGAGAATGAAGTGCACTTTGGGGATGGGACCAAGCCAGGGTCCTGTCCCTTTTGCATTTATGAGAGACAGCGAAAAAGGGAAACATCGACATGAACAAGCAAGAGATTTTCGACACTGCCGTCCGCGGTCTTCGGAAGCAAGGCGCACCGGGGTACGATAACCACGCTTCTGGTGGTCAGTGTCGATATCTGTCAGGTGAAGGTAACAAGTGTGCGGTCGGTATCTTGTTCAATGAGAAGGAGCTTCGTCACTACGCAAAGTACAGCGGCGGTATCAGCGCGTTGGTGGTCGATTCTCGGCTTAACAAAAACTTTGAACTCAGACCGTTTTTCTACGACGAGCAAGATCTTTTGGTTGATCTTCAAGACGCCCATGACGATGCGGCACAAAACTCTACCGACGCTACGGGCTTCTTGGATCTGTTCGACGTTAGCGCGCGGGATGTTGCTGACAAGTACGACTTGAACCCGGCTGTCCTGGACGAGGTCGACGAACCTAATGACCCAGCTGCTTGAACTGAAGATCGACGACACGGGCAGGCCGGTGCACATGGAAGACCGGTCAGCCCTTCGCCACAACGCAACGGTCATCACCGCACTCGTTCAAAGCATCGTTGAAAGTGAAGACCACATGCCGCCAGACGTCCAGGTGACGTACGCGAACATCCTCTACGGCATTGCACGAGAGATCGAGACGAACGTAGAGAGGCCGGCGGCGACCTGGAGGGACGATGGACGCACAGACGAAGATCCCAATAACACACACTGACGACGGCAAGATCGAGTTCGACGTAAACGATCTCTTCAAGTTAATCCGAATGGACGCCATGAAGAAGTGGCCGCCGCATCGGATGAAGCCAACAGTCAAACGTAGTTCCGCGTCATTCAAGAGAGTCCAGAAGCGCCTGCGATATCGTTTGGGCATGGCTGCTATGGACGTCAAGATCGCTGCAGGGGCCGTGCGTAATTCATGGCTGCAGCGGAACGTTGAACTTGCCCTGAGAGAATACGGAGTCTCGTGGAGGCAAGTCGAAAAAGAGGCGCATCAGACCGGTATGCAGATCTTACATGCTGGCCGACACCTGCTGCGGATTTATGCGAATGGTTGAGCAACACGAAATGCATTGGACCAATAACCTAATGAACGACGGTAAGGGTCGACCCACGATCAAGACCGTATTCGTGAAGGGTGTCATTGTCGCTTTGGGCGTTTTGATCTTCCTGTCGATGATCGGCTGTGTCGCGCCTAACGTACCTGAAGGCGGCATCTGGGATACGCAGGTGAAGCCGGCCGCATCCGAACCAGCCGAACCGGTGTCGAAATGAATGTCGCTAAGATTGCGGGCTTCTTGACCGGTTTCTTCATTGGAGCGGCAGTGCTCTATCTGCTCTTGGCGATTGCTGCCCGGGCCGATGAAGACGTCAAGAAACCAAAGGCAAACCCGCAACCCATGACGGCCGGCGCACACATGGCAGCCATGGAGAAGATCCCGGCCACAAAGCTCAAGTGCTGGCAGTTCGAAGTTATGGAATACTGGTCGGCACTCAAGTACTACACACTCCCGTATTATAGCATACAGCAGCACACCGAACGCCTTATGGAACTGCAAGAGGCTAAGTCGGACAAGGGGTGTCAGGAGACATGAGCTGCCCGAAATGCGGAAACGTCTACAACTGGCACCCCGAATTGAACAAGTGCTTCGCTTGTGGGCACATACCTATTGAGGAACAAATGGATAATCACTACCAAGAAATCAAAGAAGACGGCGCAGAAGGTTTCGGGGACAAGCTTTCTGACATGGCCGACAAGGTGAAAGACACGGCTCAAGAGGCGGCTGAGGACGTGAAGACCGGCGCCAGGGGGTTTGCTGCGTCGCTCGATACCATCAGCAACAAGGTCCTGTATGTCGGCATGCACGTTGCGCTTCATGCGTTCTGGATCGGCTTCAGTCTTTGGATGGTGGGCCTGATCTGATGCTGTGGATTCAGCTGACCCGAAAGAATGGGGACGAGGTCTTCGTCAATATTGAACGTGCATCCGCTATGGGGCGTCGAAAGCAAGGTGAGCACGGCGAGTCCTACACGTGGATTCAACTTGGCGATAGTGATTACGCCTGCGAAATGGTCAAGGAGACTCCTGATGAGATCTTCGAGAGAGCGAGAATAGCGGAGGAATTGTCCTGATGTTGGAGACATTCATCGCGGTTCTTATCGGCACTGCCATTGGTCTTCCTATCGGGACTGGACTGGCCGCGCTCGCCATCTTCGCTTGGGAGAACAGGAGAAAGAGGCCATGATGTTTCTCGAACCGGTGGTGGCACTCCTGGTCAGCGGCGTTGTTGTCTTCCTGTTCGTTGCTGCTGTAGCCGAACTCGCCTTTCGATTTTATCTAGACTGAACCTGCTACGGAGGCGCCGCTGGTGGCTGTCTACCACTGTAATGTCGACCGTAGCAAACCGTTGGTGGTTCTTATCCCCTTTGAGCGGGGGAAAGGGCAGATGGCATCAACGGGGGGTCGGGTTTGGGGCAATCCTCATTCTCGACCCCGAACCAATTAGATCGGCACCTATAGAGCAGTAGTTCGTTAAGGACCGATCTATACGCGGATGCCCTGGACTTGCTAGCGGTCACGCCTTGAGCACAGGGAGCCTACAGCTGGAGTTGCGAACCGCCATCCGCGGCTGCCACTACTAACTGTTACAAAACTCTAACAAACTGCAACAGGGTTCTTGCTATGGACATTGAACGCATGAAGTCTGGTCGATCTCATATGATAGTCGCGCGGGATCAATTGTTGCCGTTGTATGAAGAACTCGGTCGAAAGCGGAGTTGCCCAGCTAGCTGGCAGCTTCGTGTAGAGATCGGTAAGTGCATCCATGATTTGGAAAGTGTGATAGCGGACCTCGCAGAGATCCTTCGGCGTAAATCGAGATAGCCTCACCGACAAACAACGACGCGCACCCACTGTTCCGCTGCTAGGGGCTACAGCTCCGCACAGAGGGTCGGCCTTTTCCCTGCCGATTTCTCCGGTGGGTGCGCATCCTTGTTTGTTAAGGGTCCACAGAGTCGACGTAGTCCAAGTAGAGGAGAGGGCACAGTGAATATAGTAACGTACGACGGGTTTGACTTTATGCGGACGGACTTCGAGGGGACGACAACCTTCGATCCGGTCGACGATGCTCCGATAACGATCTTCGAAGAGCCGCACGGAGCCTGGAGCGTTCACAAGATGTACCCAAATTCCCAACGGCGAAGTGGCTTCGTCTACGAGAAGAAGAACTTCCGCAACCTGGACCGGGCCTTCCAGTCCGCGACGACATTTCTGAAGAGTCAAGCAGGAAAATACTAATGCACGACGCGCATCCCTATCACTGCATAACGGACCTCGCCGACCTCGACAAGTTGGTACAACTCGTTTACAAGGCAGGGATCTGTGCGATTGATACGGAGACCACTGGTCTTGATGCGCGCACAGTTGACCTCGTGGGCGTGGCTATCACAACCATCGTGACTGGTGAGTTTGTTAGCGTCTACATCCCAGTCGGCCACCGCTGCACGAGTCTACAGTTGGACCAGGGCGATGTGCTAGCGCGTCTTGAGGGACTGTTGGCTAGCGGGGACGTCGTCCTGGTTCTCCACAACGCTCTTTACGACATGATTGTCTTTGATCGTTACGGGCTCGATCTCGTCAACGTGCACGACACCATGGTCATGTCCTACGCGCTGGACGTGAAGCGCAACGGTCTACTCCACAACATGGATGCGTGTGCCAAGCGTCATTTGGATAAGCGCACGGTCAAATTCGGCGAAGTTGTCCACAACCAGTCCGCTTGGCTACCCATGGACAACTTTGCCGATGTGCCTCTCGATGTTGCGACGTGGTACGCTGCTGAAGATACCGAGATCACACTGGAGTTGTTCTACACCCTGCAAGACAAGCTCGTCCAGAAGGGTCAGTGGGATATCTACAATTCAATTGACAGACCACAACTCTTCGGCCTGTTCGAGATGAAGGCGAATGGCATTGCGGTGTCTCGCGATCAACTCAACAAGCTGGAGCTGGATTTCCAGGTTCGCATCCAGGAAATCGAACACAAGATCAAGAAGTTGGCACCCGGCCTGGAGTGGACCAGTAACCCTAAGCTCGCCGCCTACATGTTCGGACCAAAGGAACATGGCGGTCTCGATCTGAAGGTTCTGGAAACCACTAAGACCGGGCAACCATCGGTCGCTGCCGAAGTCATGAAGCTCTACGAAGGGCAAGACCCGGTTGTCGACCTTGTTCTGGAATGGCGTGGGCTAGCGAAGCTCGTCAGCACGTACCTCCGTCCCATCGCGGAGAAGACGGACTGGGAGACGAGCCGACTATATGCCGACATCAATCCAGCAGTAACGGCGACCGGCAGGTACAGCGGCTCAAACCCTAACCTTCAAAACATCCCACAACGCACACCCGATGGTACGAAGCTGAGGGGTCTGTTTGTTGCGCCTGCCGGTCGCCGTCTAGTCGGTGCGGACTACTCGAACATTGAGATGAGGATTCTGGCACATGTCAGCCAGGAACCGAAACTCCTCAAGCTATTCCGAGAAGGCGGGGACCAACACGCTGACACAGCATTTGATGTCTTCGGAGTCCAGGAGAACGATGACAACTACAAAGAGATGCGGGACAGAGCCAAAACGCTCAACTTCGCCACTGTCTACGGCATCACATCAATCGGTCTATCAAAGAAATTTGGAGTTACTCCGAGCGAAGCCCAAGATATCCTGGACCGATTTATGGACAGCCGCCCTAAGATGCGAGACTGGATCAATCGACAAAGCGAACAGGCAGGCCGCGGATATGTTGAAACGCTTTTTGGCCGTCGACTGTACCTTGGACGTGGCTACGGCGCTGAAAGACAAGCCGTCAACTACGTCATCCAAGGAACCGCCGCGGACTTGATGAGAGCTGCAATTGGGCAAGTTGCACAGTGCCTAGTTGAAGAAGTCCCGAGTGCGCAGCTTCTCTTGACCGTCCACGACGAACTGATTGTCGAGTGCGATCCGGATGACACGGGCAAGGTGTCTGAGATCTTGAAGCACGAGATGGAATACGCCGCAGAAGGCTGGGTCAACTGGTCTGTCCCGATCGTGGTGAAGCCGGACGTAGGGCAGAATTGGAAGGATCTGAAATGACCGCGAAGGCACAATTTATAGAGAAGGTCGCCAAGAAGATGCACGACGCAGCTTACACATGGCCTTGGCACCTATCGGACAGCGTGACCAGAAGTCGGTGCATGCGGATGGCGGAAGCTGCGTTCAAGGCCATTTACGAAGACATGACAGAGCAAGAACATATGGCCATCGAAAAGGGTGAGTGAAATGACAAAACCAGTGCACATCATGGTCGACATCGAGACGATGGGTACGAACTCGAACGCTCCGATTGTTTCCATTGGTGCCGTCGTCTTCAGTGAGAAAGAGGTCACCGACAAGGTCTTCCAGCAAAACGTGTCTCTCAAGTCGTGCATGGAACTCGGTATGAAGCCCGACCCGGACACAATCATGTGGTGGCTTCAACAGTCCGACGCCGCAAGGGCCTCACTCACGGATAGCGATCCTGTTCATGTTTCGACTGTTATGTATAATTTTAGGTGGTGGCTGTTTTCTGTTACGGGTACTCTACAAAGACTCCGCATCTGGGGCAATGGCGCGAACTTCGACAATGTCATCCTGGCCAATGCATACCGATCTTGCGGTATGGCCACTCCGTGGAAGCACTACCAAGACCGCTGTTTCAGGACGTTCCGCGAACTTCACGAGCCAATCGAACAGGCACAGTACAGGGTTGAACACGACGCACTGTCTGATGCTGTTGCCCAGGCGATGACGATGGTTCTCATCCACGCACGAGACGGCACACCATTCGAAGGATCTGGACGATGACGAGTTTCTCAAAATGGCACGATGATCTGGCCGACAGAGTACGTGCGAAAGAGCAGAAGGACAAACCGGCCGAAGCTAGTAAAGTTCCTGTCGGTTTGGATCTGGCTCGGGACGACGAACTTCTGAAGCTGGCTCGAATGGCTGTCGAATCTACGTTTCAGAGCTTTCAGCCAGACAGTCGTGAGGGTCTGACGAACTCCTTGGCGGACATTCTGCGGGGATATGAACTCATCATGTCCGCGCGACCAATAGCAGTGAAGGTGGGAGCTAAGCGCCTAAGCAGCGACTTCGAGATTGAAATTCGATCCGATCGTCACAGACGTTTCTATAGACGTTTGATCGACCGCGTGAACTGGAAATTCATTCCGGAGTAATCCCATGACCGAACAACGTAAACCAATTCTCTGCCTCGACTTCGACGGGGTCATTCACTCGTATACGTCGCCGTGGACCAAAGCTGATGAGATCCACGACGGGCCGGTACCGGGCGCTATTGAATTCATCCTTGAGGCGACCAAGCACTTCGAGGTCCACGTCTACTCGTCAAGGTCGGGAGATCGAGAGGGCTGGGCTGCAATGCAGGTTTGGCTGATGCGACACTTAGCGAAGACCGGGACGATGGACGCGTTGAGTGCGCGTGCTTTTGCGTACGACGAGATTAAATGGCCCACCGAAAAACCACCGGCATTCGTCACCATCGACGACCGCGCTCTTACATTTACCGGCACGTTCCCAAGTATCGAAGAGTTGAAGGCGTTCAAACCTTGGAACAAGGGCGGTCAGTCGATATCGGATGATCGAAAGACAAACAAATATCGGAGAAAGCCGACTGTCATCGAGGCCGAGCAGTTCACGGCAGAGCATACGCCGCAAGGTGTGAACTGGGCATCCGTTGGTAGGTTCCATTATGTTGTGACGATCCAGGAGATAAAGGTTCCGGTCAGTCCTGGAGAGTGGATCGTGAAAGAAGCGGACGGCATTCACTACTACCCGATCGCCGACGAAGAGTTCCGACGCATCTACGAACCGGTTGGGGAGAGTACATGATCATCACGCAAGGCATACCTGAGGAAACGCAGTTCTGTCCGCTCCCTCCCCAGGCTTTCGTAGCAGACGTAGTCTTTACGGCCGGGCAGTCGATGAAGGAGAAGTTGAGACTTATGGCCTTCGTCCACGGCTTCTACGAGGAAGTCAAGAAGTTCGGATGGAGCGGAGTGGACGAGATGCTCGAAGCCGATGTCAAGTCCAGGCCAGAACTCACTGAATACGAAGCGACATTGTTCTCCCTCACCCGTCGCGCAGCATATAACAGGATTCCAGTTTGATGGACATAAGAAAAGCAGTCATATCGATACTGCAAAAGAAGAACGACGGCTTTGGACATGATCGTTCAGAGACTGTCGGCGCTTCGGAGATAGGCCAGTGTGCGCGTAAGGTCGGCTACATCAAGTCTGGGGTGGAAAAGGATGCGGGAGCTTCAGATCTCAACGGGTTTGCAGAACGTGGCAATGTCATGGAAGACCACTTCTCTGCACCCATGCTGGAGCACATCGTCGAGTCTTTGGGCGGAACCATGTACTTCCATGGCCAAGCCAACCAAGAGTCACTCGTCGCAAAGAAGCTCCAGATCTCAGCCACTCCCGATGGGCTTGCTGTTGGCCTGCCTACTGGGGTGCTCATTTGGAGCGGTGTCCGGAAATTTTCTGGGACTCTACTTATCGAGTTCAAGTCTTTCGACCCACGCTCCAACACTAGCAAGTTCCCCAAGTCCGAGCACATTGCGCAAGTGCAGCAAGGCATGGGCCTCATGCGTTTAGCTTGGAGTCAGATCTGTAAAGACCATGACTTACCGGCTGACACGCCCAAGCCAGACGCCGCACTGATCGTCTACGTGAATGCTTCTGACTACCTGGACATCCACAACTTCGCGATCAAGTTCGATCCTAAGGTTTACGACAACCTGAAGGCCCGGGCGGCGAGCATTATGGAGGCCGTGAAGGATAACAACGTCGAGGCATTGGCGCCGGAAGGTAAGGCCGGAGGTGACTGTCGGACGTGTGACTTCAACTCGAAGTGCGTCGGCTGGGCAGCGTTGGTGCCGGACAAGAAGAACGACATCGACGAAGAAGCGTTCAACGAAATCAAGCACGTGGCCACGGAACTTCGGAAGGCCAAGTTGGACGAAGAAGAAGCCGCAGACGATCGGAAGGCGCTGGAAGGCCGGCTCAAGGAACTCATGGTCGCGAACCAAACGAAGTACCTGGACCGCGATGGCGTGAAGATCGGTTGGAACACCACGAAGGGGCGCGGCTCGTTCAACAGGAAGAAGGCCGAAGCAGTACTCACTGCCAAGGGCTACAAGGTCGATGACTTCATTACCGAGGGCAAGCCGAGTGAGAGCCTGAAGGTCGAGGTCGAAGGTATCGAGTAACGAGTATCAACTAGCTAGATGATGAAAGGGCAAACATGGGCCAAGAACTAGCAATCAGAACTACGGCACAGCCTCTCATGGGGCGCACGATGTCTGATGTCAACTACGACATCCTGGACAAGGTGGCTGAAGCGTATCAGCAGATGACCGGCCAGGACAATCGACTTCCCGGTGAGCGGCTCCAGTTCAAGCAAGGCGCCTGGGTGATCGAGGGCAATATCAAGAACACTCTCGAAGCCGGCACCGAACTGATCGCCAACATGCCGAACCTCGTTTTTGCGTGGCGCCAGTTCCGCACGTCGCAGTCGGGCAAGATGTACCCTCACTACGAGGCCGTCGCTTACCCGCTGTCTGGTGAAGCGTTGCCGCCGCGCGAGACGTTGGGCGACACGGACCAGGACGACTGGGAACTGTACAACGGGAAGCCGAAAGATCCGTGGTCCATGGTCGTCATTCTTGTTCTGCGTGATGACCAGGACGACGATCGGCTCTACAGGCTCGAACTGGACAACAAGTCTTCGGTGAATGCCATTCGTGATCTTCTCGGTGAGTTCGCCAAGGAAGCTCGTATGCACATGAACCAGTTGCCGGTGATTGCACTGGGTTCCGATTGGGCCGAGCGCAAGACGGACGAAGGTGAAACGCAGCGTTGGCAGAAGCCTGTCTTTGATATCGTCGCCTGGGAAGACCCGACTGAAGCCGACGACGTTGACCTTGGCGGCGATGACGCGGCCGACGACGGTGGAGATGCAGCGGCCGAGGAAGAACCGGCACCGAAGAAGTCACGTAAGGCGAAAGCCGAAGCCGACGACAAGCCTGCCCGCAAGTCTCGGAAGGCGAAGCCCGAACCGGAAGCAGAGCCAGAGGTCGAGGAAGACGACGATCAGGTCGAGGCCGTGAGCCGTACTGAGAAGGACACGGACGACCAGCCGAAGCCGACACAGAGACGTAGACGTCGGGCACAGCTCGATAGCTAAGATCTAAGCGAGGGCAGAGGGGGCTTACCTTCGCTACTGAGGGGCCGGTTGCATCGGGGGGTGTGGCCGGCCCTTTTTATAAAACAACATGAGGGAAGATGATGGCAAAGATAACGTTGGAAAGTGGGAAGTTGTTCAACCTTCTGGACCCGGACCCGGAGCTGATCTGTCGTGAAGAAATAGCCCGAGTTTTGGCACACACGCCAAGGTTTCAAGGCAGGGCTCGGTTTTCTTTTGGCCGCGCTTGGACGGTACTAGACCACCTTATGCTTTGTGGCCAATTGTATCGCCGCGACTTCCACGATCAGCTGGACCCGGTAGTGGATTTTCACATTCTAGTGCACGACGCACACGAAGCGTATACGGGCGACATATCCAGACCCCTTAAGGAACAGGTTCCGGTGACTCTAGGAAACATCGAAGATGCACTGGACCATGCCATCTACAGACACTTCGGTATGTTCCGGCCGGCAGAGACGAAGCAGAAGGTTGTTAAGCGTTACGATGAACAGGCATTCAGCACTGAATACAGGCAGTTCTTCCTGGACAAAGCCCCTGAGTGGCTTCCGTGGGAGAATGGGTACCCGGCTGCACGGAGTATCAAACTAACAGCGCCGCCTCTAGTCTCCTTGCAACATGCGTGGTTGCTTAGGTTGGAAAACACATTGAAAGCGATAAGACGGAAAACTGAGGGCAGCTCCAATGGAAGCCAGCGAATTCTTGAACAATCTCCATTTCTGGAGTCCAGCTTCTAGCGGCACTGTCGAGATCCGCATCAAGTCCGAAGAAGGACCTATGGTCGGCCGACACTTCACGAAATCACCGTCCGAGGTCGACAAGATTGTCAAGTCGCAACAAACGAAGAGCCTGCGCAATGCTGTCTACTACGGAATTGGCAAACGTCGGAAAGGTGCAAAGACCGGTACGAAGGAAGACATCCAGTCCGTCCCTTGCCTATGGGCCGACGTCGACACGAGAAAGATGGGATGGGATGTTCTGGGAGTGGTCCGCTTCCTGCATTCGTTACCATTCCCGTTACGGCCTTCGGCTTTGGTCTTCTCCGGTGGCGGACTCCACGCTTACTGGATGCTCGAACAGCCGTTAGTTTTCGGGAAGGCTCACACAAATGAGTGGCACCGAAAGGTAGAGCAGTTCGAGGCCGTCAACCGCGTTTGCCAGGACGTATTTTCCAGCGACGCGGTCCACGACATCGGCCGAGTTCTTCGCCTACCGGGCACCTGGAATACAAAGGCACATTTGGTCGAGGACAAGTATACGAACGCTCTGAAGTACGCAACCAAGGCCGAGGTCGTATGGTGCTATTGGTGGCAGACGGCGACGCTCGAAGATTATGCGGTCGCATTCGACGATTTAAGCGCAGAGGGCTGGTGTCTTGGAAATGGGGAATGGCAGACCGTCCAGGATCGAGATGCCGCTCTACAGTCCGATTCGGTGGATGAAGAAGGTGCTCTGAAGGTCGCGGCGTACCACACGAAAAAGGACGCGCCGGCTGGTTGGCATGCCATTTGGGATCGGTGCCGGTATCACGCAGGTCCGGGGTACATTGGTGTGGATGAGGCTTCTATGCGTGCGACTGCTTTCGTGTGGTGTCGGGCGGACAATGCCATCGATCCGGACGTCCTGGTCGAGCGTGTGTTGAAGAAGATCAAGGAAGTTAAGGACCGCGACGCGTCGGATGAGATTTGGGACTGGCAGAAGGAAAGGGCCAAAGTCTCCAAGCAACTTCAGAAGTGGGTAGCCAAGTGGGAAGTTTTGAAAGCACGCTTAGACCAACAAGCCAAGGCCGAACGGGCCGCAAAGAGGAAAGCCGCGAAGGATGGGAAGTCAGGAAAAGATTGATACAAGCATCGAGTTTTTCTTCGATGACCTGACCGGAACGGATGAAGACTATGCATTCACGAACGGACTTGGATACCACTACCAGCGCGGAGTGTGGCGGCCGATCGAAGACAAGGTCACGTTCACCACACTCTTCGACGCCAAACTCAAAGGTGCTTGCGAAGGCAACGGCGCGGAGTTCTCTAAGTGGTATTCAGCGATCGTCAAGACGTTGGAGACGGTCAGTATGTCCCGTGTGCCGCCACTGGGCTTCGACGCTGATCCAAACCTGTATGACCGGGGACCGTATCTCGTCACTCCGAATGGCACGCTTGACCTTGGTGTTGAGCCTGTTGAATTGCTTGAGTGGCAAAGAGAACACGGAACAACACAACGCATCGACATCGAGTTCGACCCAAAAGCCGAATGTCCCGAGTGGCTCGCAACTCTGCATCGTATGCTCGAAAGCGATGGACGAACCGAGAAACAAAGATGGGAGATCATCCACTTCCTGCAAGAGTGGGTCGGAGTCAACCTTGTCGGAGTCAGCGCCAAGCAAACTCGTGGGCTCAAGTCTGGACTTATTATTGATGGACCCAGTTACACCGGTAAGAGCACCTTCGCCGACATGTTCAAGGCGTTGATCGGAGAGAACAACTACATCAGTCCGAAGTTGGACACACTGAGTTCGCAGTTCGGTAAGTCGATCCTGATCGGGAACAAGCCGCTGATCTCCGACGATGGTATCGAGATTGGGAGTAAGGCGGACGCTTCGGTTCTCAAGCGGATCATCACCGGTGAGGATATGACAGTCGACCGGAAGGGTATGTCTCTGGTCACGTTGAAGTATACGGGTGCAGTTCTCTGGACGACGAATACGTTGCCGGACATCCACGATGAAAGCGACGCAGTCTACAACCGGTTCGTACTCGTTCGGATGGCTCGGGTGTTCAGCAAAGAGGAAGGCGCTAAGACGTTCAAGAACATGTCGCCGATCGACTTCTTCAGGAATGCCGGTGAGTTGCCTGGCGTTCTTAACTGGGCACTTGAAGGGTACGGCAGAGCATACGACCGCGGGCACTTCAAGGTTCCGAAGGAATGTGCGTTGGCCAGCCATGAGTTTCGCATGGAGAACGACAAGATCTATGCGGCGCTCCACAAGCTGTTTAGACCGTCAAAGAAGAAGGGTGTCTGGGGTGCGGCTCTCGCGGCCATCATCTCCGAGTACGCGTTGACGCAACACCAGGAACGGATGTCGATCGCGAAGGCTATGCGGGTGACGAAACGTACGGCATCGGATGTCTACCACGGCATTGACGTCGAGGATACAGAGAAGGGTCCGCTGTTTCACAACCTGCAACTGACCCAACTGGGCAAGAATTTCTGGGCAATGGTGTCCGCACCCGAGAGGAAGGTTGCACAACTGAAGCACCTGGAAGGTCCAGAGGAAGCACTAATATGAGGATCATGAGCGTCGACCCTGGAGAGAAGGGGGCCATCACGATCATCGACGAAGAGTTCATAGACATCGTCGATATGCCGGTGATCGTGTGGCAGGAGAAGACAGGTAAGAAGAAGCGAAGGGTGTTGGTCGATGGCGAAGCAATCTCAGACATCATTTGCGACGCAGACCCCGACATCGTTGTCGTTGAAGATGTGGGAAGCATGGGTGCGAGCGACCACAACAAACTCGGTTCGGTTGCTAAGTTGGTGTTCGGGTACGGCATTGTTGTGGGCGCGGCCATGGCACGAGGAAGATCTGTCCACTTGGTTCGACCGGCAGTATGGAAAAAGGATCTTGGACTTACCGGACGATCCAAAGAAGGATCACACGCGCTCTGTCTGAAATTGTTGCCCGAGTCCAAAAATTTTTTGTTCGGACCTCGGGGCGGTAAAAAGATCGACCGTGCAGAGAGTTGTCTGATCGCGTTATATTACGCTCGCAAGCACAAGGTATGGTAGGTCCACTTTTCGTCTTGCGCAACATGTGGATTTGAGTCATAAGGTCTTCAGAAATGGAGGCCCAAGATGACACCTGCACAGAAGCTCAAACGACTAGTTGACCGATCCGGTCTGACCCGAAGAGAACTTGGCATCAGGTATGCCGAACTCAGGGGGAGGAAACCAAGCGCACGGCCACAAACGACGTGGTTGATGTACGAAGATGAAGAACGACGTGGCAACAAGAAGCTGCCGGTATCCGTGGCCAACGTGGCACTAGAGATGCTTATAGGCCGCGGTCGTCCCGCAATTACACGTGCTGAGATTATGGCCATTTCGGAACCGCTGGACGTCGGGGACGTTATGTCAGAGGTCTCGGCGAGGCACAGTCACGAAAGGTCGGGTAGGGGCAAGAAGCCCGCCCGGCTACCGAAAGATGGAGACGATGAGGTGGACGCGAGAACTGCTTGGCTGATCAAAGGCATGTTGGGGCGTGGAGATCCGCAGATGGACATAGCCACGTATTTTGGCGTCAATCAGGCCCGTGTCAGCGAGATCAATACGGGACAGAAGTACGCCAATGCTGCGGCAGCCCCGGAAGATCAGTTGCCACCGCCCGGGCCGTATGTGGTCGTCGCCAAGTATGACTATGAGTCGGCCAAGGCTGCCCAGTCCATCGTAGATGAGGTCATGTCGTACTTGGAGTCCATTCGAGAAAGGATTCAGGCCGGCGCTTGATTGTGGCACGAATATGGTATAGGTTGTGCTGACTGGGGATATTTCACAACTTAGAGTGGACCAAAGGCGTAGCGTTCGTGGACATTTATGTCACACACCCACGAGCCGCGCTTTTTCTATTGGAGAAACGGAATGTCAGAGATGACGGGACTGGACATGAAGATCTACGACTCAGAAGCAGTCGCTAAGCTGTTCCCAGAGTCTCTGAAGATCAAGCCGAAGATTGTAGAGGAACACGCGCGGGATACGGGCAACTGTCTGGACATCGGCGGCAAGATCGCGTTCACCGAGAAGGACGTGGAGCGCTTGATCATCAGCTACCGAGTGGCCGGCCGACTTGCTGGACCTATGCGACTTCTGACCGGCAAATTCGACGATGAACAGCGTGGACTTCTCGTCTTCATTGGACTGCCCTGGGATGCGGAAGAAGCAGTCTATGTCGGATGGGTGCCGAACGGATTGGCAGGATCGAACGACCTTCTTCGGCTGATCAATTTCGGCCATCCGATCGAACAACACATTCTCTTGGCAGCGCCTGCAACTCACGGTGAGGCTGAGACGATACGAACGGATCTGGAGAAACTAACGACGCGGTGGCGTACGAACTGGTTCAACCGAAACGAAGCTATGAACGACCTGCTTCAGAGCATCGGAGAGAAGTTGCGTGAGTACGAAGAACCTGACATGGAAGATGATACTGGAAAGGATCGACTACAATGAGTGCAGCTATCAGGAAGAAGTGCAAGGCCGAGGGCATCGAATACAAAGAAGGGATGTCCTACGGAGACCTCAACGCAGCGCTGAAAAAGAAGCGCGAGGACGAAGCCGAAGCGGAGGTCGCAAAGCTGGAAGCGGCCGAGAAGGCGAAGGCAGAAAAGGCGGCCAATGGTGGCGCCAATTTTTTTGGCCAAGGAGTCCACAAAGTCCACTCGATCGGGGAGAGAATGTACGGACTATACGAACGAGCACTGTTGGTGATGATCGCCCTCGGCATCGGATATTCCCTGGCGGGCGGCAACGTGGCCAACGCACTTTTGGCAAGAGGAATTTGACATGGATGGAACGCCAAGGAAGAGTCGGCGGAGGTTGATCGCCTTCGTCGGCGCGATGGGAGCCGGGAAGTCCACAGCGGCGGATTACTTCGTCAACTATTGTGGGTTTCAGAAGCTCTCGTTTGCGAAGCCGCTGAAGGACATGATGCGCGCCATCCCTGGGATCACCGAGGAACACATCAACGGTTCCCTCAAAGAGATTCCGTGTGACATTCTCTGTGGTCAGTCTCCGCGACATGCACAACAGACGCTTGGTACGGAATGGGGTCGAAACCAACTGGGTGAACTCTTTTGGGTTGGTCTGTTCGCACAGCAGTTCAACGCGACTATGCGGGATGTAGTTTGCGATGACTGCCGGTTCCCAAATGAGGCGGCGTTGATCCAGGCACTCGGAGGTGAGATCTGGCAAATTCGCAGAGACGAAGCGGAAGAAGCTCTCAAGTTATCCGAAACGGACCATCCGTCTGAGCGGCACTGGCCGTTGTTCGAGTGCGAAGGTCAGATCCACAACAACAGGACCGTCTATGAACTTCAACGTCAGCTCGAACGCGTAATGCAGAGGCCCTACATTCAATGACACACGACTTCAAGGAACGATCTGAAATCCCACTTGTCGGTGAGACTCTTTGGGCATGGGCCGAAAAGCAACGCGAGACCGCGCGAGCCCAAGGCCTCAACTGGTTTCATCTCGTGCACACCGGTCTCAGTGTTTACGAGGCGTATGGTTGGTACAAGAAGCCGATGGTCGAGAACGGGGTCAAGCTCGAAAGCCTTACGTGACACAGGAACCTCCGGGATGTAGTTTCGTCTCGGGGGTCCACAAAACAACAAAACGGACTTGGGAAAATGCCGCGATTGAACATTGAATACCAGGGCTGGCGGGTGACGGACTTCCGGGGCTATGCCCATGCCACGCAGGGTTCGCAAGGGAAGAAACGTCGGATCAAGATCACACCGGCCGTTCCGGCATCCGCCTCGGTCCAGGAGAAGAAGCGCGCCCTGATAGCTTGGGTCGTTCGTCGACAGGCAGACGAGTTGCGGGAGAACCTGACCATCGGGTCCATATTCGAACTGTACGTTGAGGCCAAGCGGCGTGATCAGAAGAGATCGTGGAGGGACGCGAAGTCCAGGTGGAACGCACTTGAACCGTTCTTTGGTGGGATGTGTCCGTACGACCTGACCAGCCACATGTGTCGCGACTACACGGAGATCCGCCAAGCCGAGGGCAAGGCCAACGACACGATCTGGTCGGAACTCACAGAGATCAATTCGGCGCTGTCATGGGCGTTCAAAGAGCAGATCCTGTCACGGCAGATCTCGGTATGGCGGTGTGCCCGGTCGAAGGAACGTGAACGATACCTGACACCACAGGAGTTCATGAAGCTCTTGTCTGAAGTGGACCACGAGAACGCACCACACATTGAGACGTTGTTGCTCTTGGGTTTGCTGACACCGGCACGGCGCGAAGCCATTCTCGAATTGACGTGGAATCGAGTTGACTTTGCAAACCGGATGATCCATTTCAACGCGAAGGACATGGACCAACGTGACCCTCTCAACAAGGGCCGGAAGAAAGGTCGAACGTCTCTGCCAATGGGCGACTACCTTCACGGCCACTTGCGGGCACAGCGGGACATCTCGGAGAGCCTGTATGTCATCTCATACGAAGGGCAGATGATCAAAGATCCGAAGCGGGCACTGAACAGCTTGAAGAAGCGGGCCGGTGTTCTCGACTGGACTTTGCACGATCTGAGGCGAACGGCAGCCACGTGGGCAACGGAGATGGGCGTCGAGGTGAAGGACGTTCGTGACTTGTTGGCACACTCGAAGAACAGTGTCGTCACAGAGAAGCATTACATCCATGCTGGGCAGGAACACTTGAGGCCGGTTGTGGCGATGATAGAAGGGCAGATTGCATCATGACAGATGTAGCATTTACGGACGGACCCTGGCACTGGGTTTGGAGTCAGAATGATGTACCGGTGGATTTCGACAACGACAACATCCGCGAAGAGTGGTGCAATCGCGGCGGTCCCCCGCAACTCCGTACAGTTCAGGAATGGCCGAGCGAGCATTTCGACTGGACCCTTCCCAAATGGATCTTGTATTTGGACGACCTCGGCGACGAGAATGACATTGCGAATATGAAGCTTGTCGCGGCCTCTCCTGATCTGTACAAGGCCCTGAAACATGTTGTGGATACATACACAGATACGGCGGCCAATATTCATGATATGAACTACAGTATCGAAAAAGCTCGTGAGGCTCTGTCGAAGGTGCCGGTAATCGCCGAGGAGAACAACGATGCTTGAATTCGTGAAAGAAACTGAGGACATGCGCGCTCGGAGGATTGGACGGGACATTCTCAAACAGTACAAAGATAAAGCATCGACGTTTACTTTCATGGGTGTTCGACTCGAAACCTATACGAAGGAAGAACTCATGTGGATGATGGCATTCACGTGGGAGTCTGCCCAGAACTACCATGGGTCATGGACGAAAGGGACTTAACAACATGACAGAGAAACCACTACGCGTCATGTCTGACGAAGACTACAAAGCGGCGCACAACGAGAATGAGATCTACGATCGAGCCGCAGATCTTCCCACGCTGGTTTCGGAAAAAGAACGGGATTTGGTAACAAAGGTCCAGAAGCACTACATGACGAAGCTGTTCGTCCGGGACCAAGCGATCGAGGACTGGAAGCTGGTTGCTGAGACAAACATTCGAGCGGCCAAGTTTTGGATGAATTTCTCGATCGGATCGTGGATCGCGGCTATCATCGCATTCATCTTCATCTTTTAGTAGCGTAGAAAGGCAATAGGTATGAGTACAGTAAATGGCAAGGCCGAGGCTCTGAACAAAGCGGACGAATTCCTGTACGCGATGCTCAAAGTAAACGACGAAGAGCTGTTACGGAAAGTTCAGAGGACAAAGAAGGGCGAGGTAGATCTTGCCGCTCTCTATGCCCATTGCCTAAATGCGAGACACCAGATCGCTTTCAAAATCATGACGGGCGAAATGAAGGTTTAACACGATGGAATATAGGAACTGATGAAACTGTATTTGGACACTGAATTCAATGGACACGGCGGCGAACTCATTAGTCTTGCCCTAGCCAGCACGAGCGGGAAACATTTTTACGGCGAATTACCGGTGCCAGATCGTGTTGAGCCCTGGGTTGAAAGCAATGTCGTACCTATCCTGAAGAACCGAGCTGAGCCACTGCTGCAGTTTCGAATGCGGCTGCGTGAATACTTGAAAGCGCGAGAAGGTTGCAAGATTTACGCCGACTGGCCGGCAGACTTCCAATATCTGATGGACCTCATGTGCGGGGTCGAATTTCAAGACAGCTGGATGATTACGTGTCAAATGATCTTGCTCCGCGACACCGATCCTAAACCAAAGTTGCCACACAACGCGTTGTCGGATGCTATAGCTCTCATGGAATGGCACCGTGAAAGGGCATGGAGAGGGTCGAGAGTAGCCGACGGAATTCTTTAGCCTAACCGTATCGCGTACTTCCCAAGTAAACTAGGGCTGGTCTTCGGGCTGGCCCTTTTTTTGTTTGTGCCCCTGGACACTACTTGACGAGTACTTGACCAGGAAGGGGTGCGATGAACCCCCTATTCGGCTCACACGGATTCTGGCCAATCGTCGTAACCCCATGTTCCATCTCGTGTCAGCATTCTGATTAGTCCTATGCGTCTACCGGGGGCCGGCCGTGAACCCCTTTGTCATGGAACAAACGTGAACACTATGCGAGTACTTGGAGGTTCAAAAGTAGTGTGATGCACCCCCGAAGTACACCATTTACACTATCCAAATATCCCGTAGTATAAGGCTCAGGGGCCGTAGCTCAGATGGGAGAGCGCCGCAATCGCACTGCGTTTACCTGACCAATAAAATCAATATGTTACAGGATTTCAGGGGGTTCATTGATACTTTTCCTCTATTTTTGCCGGTTTTTCCCTCAAAATTTTGCGTTTCGAAGTCGTTTCTCATCCGTTTCAGAACAGAATGATACGGTTTTCAGAATTTTGCTCGGTCTCTCAGCCCTACTTCCCACTCTATTTCCCAAAATCCGGCCGCTGTAGTTCACCATACAACTCGTCCAGAAGTGTCCAGACAACAAAAAAGGGCAGCACCAAGAGGTGCCACCCTGCGGGGTAGAGGGGGTGGGCGTTTGCATAAATGAGGTTCGCTATACTCACTTTCCGAAAACTGTGTATAGCTACTTCCAATGCTTGTCGTCCTCAACGTTGGACGGCCGGCTCTTAGCTTTTTGCATCTCGAATGACTTGTTCCAGATATTTTGTCGTATGGCCGCCGCGGCTTTCAGGACGTCCAGCCACTCCAGACTTGTGACCTGGGTCGTTCCAGTGTCCGTCTCGATCGTGATGAGGGTGGTCATGTCGCCGGTCAGGGCGAGTGCAAACGCGTACGTCGACACTTCATCCCAGCCACGAAGATCTGCTTCTGTGGTCCCGATCCGGTGGACACCGCGAGCGTCGCCGAAGTCATAGTCGAAACCGGCTTCCAGTCTGTGGTGGGCTTCCATCCTGACATCTTCAGTACCAGCTTCTCGGGGCACGACTGTTACTGTGTCGTCACCGATGTAGAGATCCTCCAGCCTTGTGCCGACAGTGTTGTCCAGCACGCGACCTCCGAACTTAGCCACGTGGTCCGTCGCTTCTTCCGCTGTCTCGAATTCTGCAAACTTCGCGATGCGGTTGTTTTCTGTCTTAACGATTGCTACGAACATCCGAGCCCCTTACATGTAAATGACGCGCACGGAACCGGCGCTGAAAGTGTTAGATCCGCTTCGAGTCAGACGGACGCGATCGAGTTCACCGGAAAGGGTCTTGGCGCCACCGCCCTCAAAGGAAGCGGTGCTCGTCACCTTGTAGCCGTGACCATTGACCCAGGAGTTTCCGCCCATATGGATCAGGGTCATCACGCCAGACATCACAGCAGACGATCCGCCTCGGATGATCATACCGGCCGAACTGCCAATGTCACCGCTGACTGCCGAGTACCCTGTCGTCTCGATACCGCCGGAGTCGCCAAGTTGGACGAGAAGGCTGTCCGTACCACTCAGTTCGACTTCTTCGAAGATGACCTGGATCATCGTGGTGCCGGCCGGTATCGACGTGAAATCGAATTCCGTACCGGACGTCGTGGCCTGCTCGGCCTGGGTCTGTAGTTCGTCCGAAGCGTTCAGAACACCGTTGTTTGTGATCTGGACGTCCTGGCCCGTGTCGTCTGTAAAGTACAGATTGTTCGGCGCGTCGTCCTTGACCCACAACTGACCGCGGCCTGCGAAGTCGCCACCGGCTGTTGCCCGTTCGACAAAGTAGATCCGATCGCCGCGCATGAACGGAATGATCACGTCGCCATCCGACCGTTGGATCTTGAAGGGCGTGGTCAGAAGCGCTCCCGCATCGTCGTAGTTCCGGATGAAGAAGTCACTGCCCGCGTCCGAGCCGCCTTCCGCGACGTTGTCCTTACCGATAGCCCACCGGTTGTTGCCGGCCGTCCGCAAGAACTCCGTGATGTTCTGAGCCGCATCGACATTCAGGACGAAGGACGCGTCTGCCGTATCCCCAACTCTGTCGATAGAGACGTCGTTCTCGAACGTGTTCGTTCCGGTCCACGTGTTGTTGCCGTCCAGGGGGGCAGCATCCACAGTGAGAGTTGGGTCCGTGAGCGCGCGGAACTCGGGTACGCCACTGGAGTTGACATAGATGATCCGGTCGGCATTGTTCGCGAAGTCCAGCTCGGGCAGATCGGCATTGGACACAGTCGTCCTGAGAGCCTTAGAGAGTTGAGTTTCGGCCTCTTGCGCAGCGGCATAGACGCGATCCAACGCACGCTCGACAGACTCTGCCGGGAACTCATCGACGTCGAGGAGATCGACTTGCTGCTGGAGAGATGTGTTGCCGCGAATGACGATGGCAGCGCCGTTAGCCGGGGCAGTCGTGAAGTTGACCGTCCCCGTAGTACCGGCGCCACCGGGTTGTGAGATTGTGTAATCGCTTCCGTTGACCTGAAGAACGCCAGCAACATAGACGTCAATTTCGAAGAATTGGAAGCTGACCGCGAAGCCAGTCGTGAGACCGTCACCAGTCGGTGTTTCTACGCGGGTCGTGAGACCTAGTGTCATGTGAGGGGTTCCTACTTAGGATCAGGCCAGTCAAACACGCTGCCACCCAGCATCTCGCCAAGGTTGAATCCTTGCTGAATGCCGGGAACGTTTTGACCAGGGAACAATCGACGGAATGCTTTGAACTCTGCGCGGGATGGGGCGAGGCCGTCAGTCAGAAGACCGTCCGCGCCTTTGGTCGCCGTGGCCACATCGAACGCGAGACCTACAGTTGGTCCCAGGAGAACATCGGCGGGCGATCGGTTGCGAAGTCGAGCTGGCGTGCCGTCCTTGCGTTCACCGTCTTCGTCAGTTAGGCGGCCGACCCACTTACGCGGACCAGTGCCGGCGACGGATTGCATCGTGGCGGTGATGTCCAGCATGATTGGTGAGAACGTGCCACGATCGAGGACGTCGAAGAACTGCTTGCTCGGGTTCTCTTCCCACTGACTGATGTACGACGCCAATAGAGGATCACCGTTGTCCTTGTCGTTTCCTTGCGCGTCACCTCGGCCGAGACCGAACTTCAAGAACGATACCAGCGTCGCGGCCGACAACATTCCCATCATCCCGAGTGCGTAACCAGCTGCCCCGCTCACACCGGTTCCTAGACCAGAGAGTTGTGCGTTGCGCTGGACGATACGGGATTGCGAGGCCACCATGTGAGATCGAAACTGAAGCAGCATCTTACCGACCGGTGACGAGAAGAACGTCGGGAGTTCCGTATTCTCCGGTGTCACAATCAGGTTGCCAGACTCACGGTTCAACGCCGCGCGCATCTTGTTGGATATCGGGCCTTCCCACTCATCGAAACGAGCGAACGGGATGCCGAATTCCTGCTTGGATGCTTGGCCGTCGTAGTTCCGCTTGATGCCATCGAGAACGTTGTGGTCGATGCCGAGGTTCGACAGCCACGCGCGTTCCTTCTTCGACAGTTTGCTCCAACCTCTGCCAGCGTCGTCAAGGATACGAGCCTGCGTCGTGTTGTAAGCGATCTGCTTGACCATCGAGTTCCAGTACGTGATACCTGACATCTTTGAGAAACGTCGTGAGGCTTCGCGTTGGAAGTGTCGGTGCATTTGGGAGATGCCGGCTTCGTCCCGGATACCTGCCATCTGTGCGATGCGGGCGTTCAGGGCGAGTTCGATATTGGCGCCCGCGTACCGTGACAGTCGACGCATTTCTCCACGCTGGAGTTTGTCAGCGTCAATCCACGCCCGGCCCCAGTTCGCACGGTATTCACGCATGAGAGGCATGACGCCGTGTCGGATTGTGGGGGTGAAGCCGTTGACCATCATGAGGTTGCCGACATCTGCCAAGGACGAGATGACCGTGCCGCCCATGAGACGGACAAAGTTCCACGTTCTCGCCCAACTGGCCAGGGTCTCGATCGAACTGTCTTTGAAGGACGACTCGAATGTGCCGCGGTTGATCTCGACGCGTTCGTTGATGATCTCTTCGGCGCGTCCGAGTTCTTCGCGGATAGACCGTTCTTCGTCTGGGGTCAGGGTTCCGCGTTCACGTTTGTCTTCGATGAACTCTTCGACGTCCCGACGCATCTCACGCATCTGGGCTTCAAGTCTTACGTCGCCGACCTCGACATCTTCTACTGTTGTCGTGCCGTCATCGTTCTGTCGGGACCGCTTTACGAACCTCTTGAATACGGAACCCATAGCGGCATCGGCACCGGCAGTCTGTGCGTAGCGGTTCGCAATGTCGAACACGTCGTCGACTAGATACCCGTTATTCGCCAGAACTTCGTCGGGAATCAGGAACGAACGACCCTTCTCGAAGCCACGCGCGGATGACTGACCGAACGTTACCTCGTAATCGCCATGTCGTCCTTCTTCGCCGAGAAGTTTACGTCGGGTCTGGGTTGCTAATTTCTTAGCCTCATCATCTATTTTGCCTTCGTCCCGTAGCCTGTCCGGGAGCCGCTTGATTTTCTCGACGTCGATGCTTTCGGCTTTGATGCGCTTTTTACCTTCGGCGTCGATTTCTTTGAGCTTTTGGGCAAGTGCCTTCTCCTCATCCGCAATGGATTTCTTCGTTTGTTTCACAAGGATCTTGAAGCCTGAAACGTCGGCCAGACCGTCGTAGTCTTTGGCGGCAACCTTCCGGGCAACGGCTTCTCTGTCAGCCTTTGGCCTACGGCCTATCTTCGGCTTGGCCTCGGCTGCAAACTTGTTCTCGATCGACTCGACGGCTTTACGAGAGTCCTGTTGCGCCTTGGTCGACTTGCTCTGAACCTCGGCGTTTACTTCGTCCTGAAGTTCCTTATTGGCTTGACGGGCCTCCGCGGCTTGAAGGTCGCGCTGTTGACGGGTCGTCCGATTGGTCAGAGCCTCGGCGCGTAGAACGTCGCGGTAGTATTCGTACGCCAAGTTCAGGAACGAACCATCCGTGTCGAAGCCGCCCTTGTCTTTCAGGATAGCGTCTCGATCGTAGATGCGCGTCACGTAGGAGAGAGCACCCCTAACATCGACATCCGGCCCGAGCGTGCCATTCTCTTGGAGGCGCTTCAGGATCGGAGCGAACACTTCCTTCCGCCACAGCTTCGCCAGTTCCGAGATCGCCGCGTCGCCTTGAGGATCTTCGTCGCCGTTGATCATCGCGTGGTAGACACGTCGCGCGAACTCTTGGCGGTCTCCATACTTCGATCGAGACTCCAACCGACCTTCACTTGCGCCTCTGACGATCCGACCGCCACCAGCTTTTCGGAACAACTCTTCAGCGTGGAAGCGTGCGTTCGCAATGCCAGCTTGATACTCTGCCTGGATGTCACGGACGGATGCGGCACCTGTTGGGTTAGCGATACCTTCCGCGTTGTCGGCGGTGATTCGCGTCACGTTGAACAGTCGGAGGCCAATCTGTCGGACAGGGTCCAACGTCGAGTTCAAGAATTCCGTTTCAGGGTTCCGAATGGCTTTGAACGAAACACCGGTAAACGGTCGAGCCAAGAAGAAGTCGTTTGCCTTTTCCCAGCCAGCCAAGATCCGAGAGTTCGACGGCGCCTTTCCAGTATTCACATGCGCAGAGACAGCGCCATCGATCTGAGCAGCACCGACCGACCCTTTACCCGAGCCGTATCGACCCTGGAAGACGTCGTTCAGTTCGCTCTCGATTTGACGCTTACGTGCCGGGCTGATCAGATCGTTCGAAAGACGCGCAGCCCCAACGCCGATTACGCCACCGAGGATAGCCGACAAGGCGACGCTTGACACACTCTCTTCCAACGTACGGGTCAGCTGTGTACTTTGAAGGGACGTTTCCGCGACCGCAGCTTGACCACTGGTTAGGGCTGCAACGTTTCGGAACTTCTGTGCCGCGGTCAGACCCTTTCGAGCTACGCCGATACCAGGGATGTAGTTGGTAGGATCGGCAAGTCCAACAGCCAGTTCCGCCGCAAGCCATCCACCAGTGGACATAGAGCCAACGATCTCGCGGTCATGTAGTTCACGTTCGAGCTGCTTCTTCGCCGCTTCGTACTCGGACACCGTGTTGACATCCGTGAACGACATCATGTGGTCGGAGAACCCATCCTTCTCGATCCGGTCCATCAAGTCGTCTGAGTTGATATACGGTGAGTTGTCGGTTTCGGGTTCTTCCTGTGCGAAAAAGGAGCCGAGTACGTTGGAGCTACGCCAGACCGCCCCCATTGCTTCGGCAGTCGTGTAGTCGATTTCCTCGGAGGGTAATTGATTTTCGAGTGCCGATGCGGCTGCCCTGCGAACCTGGAGACCGCGGTTACGGTCCTCTGGACTCGGGGAAGGCAAGCCGGTGGGAATGGTCGTTACGTCTACCATTGAGAGTTACCTCGTTGACAAGTCAATTTCCGTAGTCGACTGCAACGATGCGCCCGTCGACACGACCGAAACTGTCAAGCTTAGCTTCAACAGGAACGACGAACTCACCATCGTCGATCCAATCATCCATGATCGAGCAGAAGTCTTCGTACTCTTCGCGCGTCAGCGGATCTGCTCTCTTCATCACAAGCAGCCAGCCTCCGGGAATAGACCAGTGTACGGGACAGAGTTTTGGATGTCGCATGGACGAAAATCGGCGCTCTTGCATGTTCGCCAACAGTCCAAGAAGGAACAGGCGCCACTCAGTTAGCGCAGGAACCTTGAAGGCATACCGACCGACCAACCAAACTGTACGGGTTGTCCCGTATCTCAACATAGATAATTTCCTTAGTCGTCTGTCGCTCTGCCGGTTGGTTCGAGATCAACGCCACCGTCCGGAGTCGTCGCGAACCCTTGACGCTGCTGTGAAAACTCTTGACGTCGCGCTTGTCTGATCTCTTCCTGGTCCGGAATGTCCGGTTGGAAGGGCTGTTCGATAACGCCGATGAGACCGTCCTTACGTCGGTAGGCCACCATGTACCTGGGACTACGACCCTGCGTTACGTCTTCGCGGGTCTGACCGGTCGGGATGATGCGGATCTCCGGGTCATCGGGGATCAACCTCTTGTCCGTTCCTTCGATCGTCAGACCAGTCGTAACGTGGGCCTTTGCCTGGGTCGTGATGTATTCCTTCTCGCCATCTGCATCGGGCGGATAGAACTTCTCGGGTGGGTAGGCCATGAGAGTTTGGCTTTGATCGGAAGCGGCAACCGTAGACACGCCATACACTCGTTTCATTTGGTGAATTGCGATCTTGTCCGCGGACTCGTGGTCGTGCCCCTGGATACGCGCGTTCGTGTAGTGCTGCCGGTACGTGGTGACAGCGACTTGACCGCGCGTATCGTTGACGGGTGCGGGTGCGGCCAGCAAGATTGTGTCATCGAACTTGTCGGCGAGCGCCGAGAACTTCAGCTTCTTCAGATCGTCATTGATCTCAGCCCGAAGGTTATCGACGTTGATCTTCGTTGCCTTGTCCCGAGCGAGATCGATTGTTCGCACGGCTTGGTCAGGAGTCATGAACCCACCGACCGCACTGTCCGGATCATCATCGCCACCGGTGAGGGCAACATACTGCTCGACCATCGTCTTCGTGCCAGCATCGAGTTTCGACTGCTTGAGCGCGGCCGGATCTTCCCGCGTAACGCCAGCCAGGAATTCTAGAGCCGTGAGACGTCCTTCACCCTTCTGCTGGATTGCGGTCTGGAGCTGCTGCGCCATTGCATCTGGGACAAACTTCGAGTTCCTGATCACTTCACGCGCTGTGCCAATAGCGGTGTTGTCGCCAGTGAGGATGCCCGTGCCGAGATCAACGCGCTGCGAAGCCATGTACGAGTTGACGACTTTTTTCGCCTGCTTGTCGCCATGCCGAACCGCAATGTCCCCATTGACGACACCCGCGCCGGCCACTTGAACCTGGATAGCCTTGGCATTCTTTTTCATTGACTTGACGACGCCGGCATACAGCTCAGCAACGTCTTCCGAGTTCAGTGTCGACACATCCAGGTTCGTCGCGGACTTCAGAACTTCCCGCGCCTTGTCGGTGTCGCCGGTATACTCGGGCTGCTTGACGGGCGGGGCACCTCGCATCTCCTGGAAGTGGATAGGATCGCGACCGCGGATCTCCAGCGGATTGACGAGACCAAACTTCTCAGAGTTGTCGTGCATCCACGCGAGAGCTGCTTTGAAGTCAGGGCGTTGGTAGTCAGAGCGTTGGCCACTTGTCGGACCCACGTCGATCGCGGTACCGAAGTTGTGTCGGGATCGGCCAGGGGGTGCCGCGAGAGGTCCACCAGCCAGATACTTGGCGTGGAGGCGGGCCTGCTTTGCGACTGACCGGTGCCCGGACACAATAGACAGAGCGTCCCTATGCTCTTTCGGCATTGCCGCAAACATCGCATTGAGGCGTGTCAGCGTAGAGCCTGAGAGCCCGCGCATGTTGATGCCAGTGTGGACTTTGACCTGCTTCGTGATCGCGCGCAGAGTCTCATTCGGAGAAGTCGGCGTCCGTTGGAACGTCTCAACCACCTTCGCACTGAACTTAGCGGCCAGTGCTGGGTCTTGCGTGATCTTCGCCCGGATCTGAGACCGAACGATCTCCCGTGTGCCATTGGCAATGAAGCGTTCGAGAGCTTGTCCCTTCAGGCCAGATGTCTCTCGGCCGAGTCGCGCCCATTCTTTGATGTGTTCGCCAGCAGAGTTCGGATCGAGCCCGGCAGCGGCAGTCAGGTTCTCCAACTCACCGCGATAGAACTTCGTCTTGAACTGCGCACGGCCGCGGTCTTCTGCCTTCCGCGTACCGGTTATCAGATCGAGCATGTACTTCTCGTACTGCGCGGCCTGTTTGGTTCCCGGTTGGACACCAAGGGCTTTCATACGAGCCTGAGCACGTTGGGCAGCAAAGTTTCCGAGTTCCTCGGTCGTGCCGCTCGGGTCGTCCCCTTTGGCTTCGCCGATTTCTGATCTCTTCTCTTCGACTTCTTCCCTGAGCCTGCGGAGATCCATCTCGATACCGAAGGACTCATCCGCCTTAGCCTGTCGTTCGAGGCGCTTGCGATCGGCTTCCTCGTGCTGAAGAACCTGCGTTTCCAATTCGAACTTCGCGAGTTCCTCGGACTGCACGGTTCGCCCGAACCTCTGGACGGCACGGCCAACCTGATCCGCGGCTCTGAAGGGACGCAGAAATCGTGCGCCCGTGTCCAATGTTTGGCGTTCGCCATAGACTGGTAGCTGTGCCATGTATTCCTCTAGACGAGTTGACGGCGCGTACTCGCTCTGGAGGCCCTGGAAATGCCACTGAATAAGGCAGATCCAGCACCAATAAATCCAGCCGTTCGAGACGACCTTGCCTGGGAGCGCGAGTTGTTTGCTTGTGATCGAAGGTTCGCAGAGCGATTAGCCCCGCCCTGTCTTATGATCGCGACTTCGGATGCGTTCGTCTGGAGATCATCAGCCAGGACCTCAGAGAAGTTAGCCAACGACGCGCCTGAACCACCTATGGAAGCAATGACAGACCCCTGGTGCCTCCGGAAGTTTCTGTCTTCCCGATCGGCCTCAAGTTCTGCTCGCTGTTCTTCCTGTGTCGCTTGTTGTTCAAAGAGTTTGGCGTTCGCATTGTGGGCAGCAGCCTGCGCGTTCCCTTGTTGGATAGCGCCAACGGCCGAGAATGCCGCCCCTGCGATAGCCAGTGCGAGCATGCACATAGGCTACTCCACTTCAATGTGTGCGTTGATGCCGCGTACGGTGGACGGTAGAGGTTCGTTGACCTTCCACTGGATGCGGCCTTCGTCGTCCCAACTATCGTCGACAGTGATTTCCTTGCGGTCAGTGATCAGAGCCAACGGGCCGCCCATTACGTCTTGCGCTTCCCGGAACTGCACGAGTTCGAGATTATCGTTTCGAGTACCGACCCGAAGGCCAACGGAGTCCAGGACAGACACCACGACAGAGTAGACGCGAGTCTTGAGACCCATCCGAGAGCCTTGCGGAGTTTCCAATGGTGGCGGAAGCGTCTCGCATAGGTTCGGGATGTTGAAGCCATAGATGATGGTCTCTGCTTCTCGGTCATTCGGAAGAGTCAGTACGCCAGCCGCAGAAATGGTCTGTTCAGGAACCGGTGAGCCATCTGCATAGATCGCGACAGTCTCGTTCGCTAGATGAGTGATGCCCGAGACAGTGTTGGTTGCCACGCCCGTGTACTTGCCGCCGCAGTCGACCAGCCACGCATCATTTCGTGCATGGATCTTCGAGTCGAACAGGGGCTGCAGTCGTTCAACGTAGCGAACAGTCGATCCGTTTATGTCTCGCTTGACGATCAGCCACACATCGGTCTGGTCAGGCCCTTGAATGGTTTCAACGTCCTCGACTGTGACGTTTGTGCCTGCGATCGTATGTCGGTGGTAACCGGTGATCTCTTCGTTCTTGTCGAAGGTCGTTCCTATCAGCTCGCCATCGCCATTGATCCACCACAAAATTCGGTCGGGCACTTGCTGCCAAGCAAACCGCGTAACACCTTTCGCAAGAAGATGCGCACTCAGGACTGATATGTCTGGCGCTTGAAGGCGATTAGTGCCGCCATCAAGGACAAGGTCATGAATAGACCTTCCGTACTCACCGGCAAATAGGGTGCTAGCTCCGACAGACGCTGGTACGACAGTTGAACTTCCAAAGTTTTCTTCCTGCTGTTGGTAGAAGTTCCGCGCAGTCATAACCGCGTCGGGGTCTTTAGAGCCGATAGTGCGTATGGCAGAGTCAGTGCCAAGTTGAACGCGGCCTTTCTCGACCATCCACAAAATGGGATCGGCCAGACCACGGATCTCCCTGTAGAAGCCGTTATTGTCGTTGACCGTGCCGTCCAGATCTGTAGGCGTGCTGCGGAGAGGTACGTCCACAAAGGATGCTGACACGCCGCGCGGATTGAACGTGAAACCGCCGAGTAGTAGGCGACTGTCATAGAACTCAATGGCACGCGGATTGTTGCCCGTGTACATGACACCGAGCTGCCACGTGCCTGTTGACCCTGCCGTGCCTCCGGGCGTTCCCGCACCAGACGGGACAGCTGTAATGTTGATGACATCAATCGACGTCGTAGAATTCACTGCCGAGATCGTGCACCAGTAATAGAACCCAGTGATCTGGAAGCGGAAGTGTCGGCCAATGTCAGTCGAAGCACTAAATCCGTTGCCATCGTTGATGTGGTCAGTGTTCGTGAACGTGAACGTCTGGGATGGTGTGGTGTCCGGATCGGATGGGACAGTGAGGTTGTTAGCCGTGTCATTCAGCGGGAAGTAAGGACCATCTTCAAAGACGGCGGCCGTCAGAGTCCACGTCGTCGTGGCGAAACGCTTCAGCTCGTAAACCGGGTGCGAAGGATGCACGATCCAGCAGACGTCATTTTCCTGCCTGAGCTGAATGAGATCTAGGTCTGTCGTGTAGGGCGACGCGATCTCGTACGGTGTGGTCGGGTTAGGGATCTGCGAACCAGTCTGCGCGTCCCAGAACCTCAGAAAACCATCTGACGAGAACTCAAGAAGAATGCGTTCGTTCGATGAGAAGATGAACTTCCGGAAGACACTCGCGTTGTTGTTGCGCGTCGAGTTGCCCATGTATTCCGAGCCCGATCGACGACGCCAACCGCCCCACTTGAGGACGATCCAATTCCAAACTTGGGACATGCCCAATTGGTACAGTTCAAGGTCGCGGCGATCCTGGACGAGTTCTGTCAGTTCGCCCTTGGTGCCGCTGACCTTCAAATTATATCGGGCCATTGGGGTCTCTTAGTTTAGAAGAGTGTCTGCGTAATTCGTGTCGAACGAACGAACGTCTACGATCTCCGACTCGATGAAGTCTTCGACCGTTCCCATTTCGAGAGAGTCGACATGACGTGCGTTGAAGAGAGATCGTTCGAGGGCTTGTTCGGCCTTCTGGAGGTAGGAGATTTTTCCGACGACGCGCTGTGCGGCATGAACGGCGATGTACTGTCCGAATGCACGCGCGGCGAGGACATCCCAGTCCGGCATATTCACCTTCTTGACCCAGCCACCGATGTAGAGAGGGGCTTCGCAGTCAGTCCAGATCTTGTTGCCGACCTTTTCGTATAGGATGGGCCTGCCGTTGTGTTCCATCCGATACGTCAGAGGCATCAAGCGAAGATACTCAGTCGGGATGGTGTATTGATACTTCCACCGCATCGGCGGGTCAGTCGTGTCTTTGGCGACCGTCCGGAAGTCCTTAGCGAAGGTCCACGGATAGGCTCGAATAAACTCGTCTCGAAGATACCCAAACTCGGCCGCGCAGAACTTGGCGAACGAGGTCGTGTCATCGAGAGAAGAAATACGTCGTTCGTCGAGAGTGTTCGCAGCCATGTTGGCCACGGCAACCTCCGACAGAGGAAGCTGTGTGTTAGCCATGTGGTGTAACCGATCGGTAACAAAAATCAGGGAGGCCCACCGCCCCACACCAGAGTGTCATCAACGGCGAAGTCTTTAAGCCGTTGACAGTCCGGTGGTTCGAACTTGGGGCGGTGGGTAGGGCCAGCTAGTCGCGCGGGAAAGGTGCGCGGGATTAGCGGGCGGTTCGGAGATTATGCGGAGATTAAGGGTCGTATTGTCCGCAGATTGTGCGGAGATTAGTGCCTGAGAACTGTCGGGCGTGGAGAAATGCTCGGTCGAACGGCGTGTTTCTCTAGCTGCTCAACGCGATAGCGCAACACAGCGCGGTCGGCGGCACCTTCGCCGGACATCATGTAGCGGTTGTCCAGAAACACGAACAAGGCCGACACGATCGCGACCGTTACAGCAACCGTCCGTATGAGAGAGCTGAAGTCTGTGGGGTCCTTCCGTGTCTTCACAAAGTCGGTAAGGGCCGCGCTCATCTTTGTGACTTCATTCTTCATCTCACCAACGGTGTGCTCAAGAACTTCGACACGAGTTTCAACTGATCTAGCTGGCATCCCTCTGTCCTTTCGCCCACCTCTGACAGCGCCGTAAGGCTCCCCAGAGTCTCTTGGATTGATGTCTGAGCTTCGCGTATTCGCGTGCCGCTTCGTCACCGTTGTGTGTCCTCGACTCTGGTTTCCGAGGGTAGGCGTATTTCTTGGTACATTCGATGGGCGGAGGGTCGACCGGCTTTATCAGAGAGGACCAGCCCATGTCAGCTTGTACCGTCGTACACCCAGCAACTAGAAGCGCAGCCAACACAACTGGTGAAGATCTAACTATTTCTCTCATCGTCTCAAAATCTCCACTGTCTCTTTGTCCCAAGCTGTGCAAGAAGCACCGGCCGTCTTCCGGCCTTGGAGCACCGCGACGACACGCTCGTTATAGCTGAGTTGTTCGGCGGCATCCTTCGCGCGCATCTTCTCAAGCTCTTCTCTGAGAGTCTGAGCACGGGACGAATACAGCTTCTTGGCTTGCTCGATCGCGGCGTCTCGTTCGGCAGTGCAGATCCGACGCTCCTTTACAGCGCCGTCACCGCGTCCTTTCCAGTACCGGATCTCTCCATACCCGAGGCAGGCGACGATCAGCGCAGCCGCACCGATCAACGTCCACTTCATACCAAACGCTCCATCCACGATTTTACTGGCGAGTTCGAGTGCCATTGCGTTCTCCGTGCAGTCTTGCCAGATCGGTCGTCTTCAACGCGAGCGGCGCGGACACGACGGATGCGGTCGATAATGTAAAGGGCAGCGAGTCCGATAACGATCACGAGTGCCCATTCTCCAGCAAACGATATCCACTCTTTGATCTCGCCCGGGCTGTTGAATGCTGCGTTAATCTTTTCGCCGATCCAGACCAGCACTGCACCGAACAAACCGCGCGTCGCTGTCTTCTCGACTTCATCGGAACCTTTGACTATGCGCGAGCCATCGTTTCTGAGGCGGTTCTCGCTCTCGTCGAATGTCTCTTCTCGTTCGGTCGAGTCGACGATTTCGCCGTCTTCCTGTTCGGTATCAACGACGGACTCTTCTTCGACCTCGTCACGAACATCTGCGTCATCGGCTTCGGGGTAATAGTCGTCTTCATTAGGCCACCTGTATGAGATGAGTCTCCATTTGGGATACGCCGACACGTTGACTTCGTTGGATTGGTTGCCGCCGAGGACAAGGACTTTCCCGTCTCGCTCGCCGACATAGAAACCAACGTGTCCGTACGTCTTGCCTCGGGTGAAGACAGCGACACATCCCTTCTTTGGCTTACGGAGTTTCTTTCCCCAGGAACCATAGGCCCGTGCCCATGCCGTCTTCCTTGACTTCAGGCCCGATCGCTCCAACATCGCCGAGACGAATACCGCGCACCAAGCCGTGTCATCGTTCTTGTACCAATCGATCTTTGCGTCTTGCGCGTAACCGAGTATGGCTGGATTGCTGCGTCGGCCGCGAATTTCACGCACACCGACTTCGTCCCTGGCTAGCTGGAGCCACCGGGGTTCTGTAGTCATTGAGTTTCCTTGTGAGTTCCTCTAGCGCGTCAAAGAAGCTGCCCAAAGGAATTGAATGTGGTCATTAGCTGCCAGAGGTGCGGCAAAGTTGATTCGCAACTGAGGTGAGAAATTATCCTGCGTCCACATCTGAGCTTTTACCGAGTCGAGGGGCTTCATAGCCGGATTACCGTCGTCTGGTAGTCGGACATACAGCGTGTCAAACCCTAAACTATCGCTGTCCCCCCAGCTGAATTCACCGGAAGAGAGCCCCCCAAGATCGCCTGGAATCATGTTATCGCCATTGTATGACGCAAGCCTTACTTCATCGAGGCCTGGATTGCCACCGCCTTGAGCAAGAAGGTAGTACTCTGCCGTTCCATTTGCGGAAATCGCCCACGTATAAGCACACGTACACACGGATACTCCAGGATAGAAAGTATACGTTGCGTCACGCGTATCGCCAGCGTCGCGCCATGAAACATAATGGTTGGCCAACGCTTGCGCCGTAGCGGCAGTCTTCGGTTTAATAGCTACGCTCCCGTCTGGTCGCGGTACCCAAATGAGATTTGTCGGAATTGTCAAATGGGTCTCGCCTCCGGTGGCGATGTAAAGGACCTCTCCAGATTCTTCACTGCATAGACCATTCGGATAGCTATTCGAAACAAGAGACAGGTTACGTACACGCTCTGTCAAGTCAAAGAAGCTCGACCAGTTGACCACGTAGAGCGGGCCTGTCTCTAGGGCCACATCCTCTAAAGTTATCCTTACCTTCGAGACATCCGTATTGGTCAAGTTGGTTGTTAGGCCAGAAGATCCTAGTCCAGTAAAATAGGGTGAGCCGTTAACGCGCCACGTTGCATTCCGGACATTCGCACGAACTACACCCGCGTCATCGTCCTTAATGTCAGAAATTCGCACAAGAGCGCTCGTATTGGCTTCGTCATACAAGACGATATTTTCCACAGACGTACGACGCTGCCTTAGATAGGCCGGGTCGCTACGCGTACCAGACCCATAAGAACCGACGCGAAGCGGTTCTCCGTATCCCACGCTGGCATTGTTTGCGCCATGTGCACCATCGCGCACACTTATTTGCAGATTGCCCAGATGATAGTCGACAAATTCACACTGTGTGGTGACAACAAACGCTTCCTCATCGGGAACAGGCGTTCTTACTTCTACATTGACATTGTTTATGAACCATCCACGCTGTAGAGACTGTTGGTACCCATTACCGCTTTCAGAGAAAAGCCTTACTGATCTACGCGTCGTGCCAGTTTCCCACGTCTGAACGTGCACAGAGTCAATAACGACTCCATTACCGACACCTGAGAAAATGGTAACGCCGTAGTCAGGGTGGTCCCAACTCAAATATCCGCGGCCAAAATATGTCCCTGTCCGACGATACTGATGGTTCATCGACAGACCATGTTGAAGACCCCGTATATTAAACATGGACATTGGAGATGCGGTGTAATACGGATTGCCCAGTTGCTCCTGGCAGACCCACTGATCAACGTGCAGGCACTCACAGATCACCGCTGCGGTCCACCAGTATCCCCAAATTTCAAGGTTCTTTATGGTGCCCTGGACCGTGTAGAGAAGGTGTCCCTTAGCGCTATTACCAAGCCTGATTCTGCCAATTTCCCACCACTGGTGCCCATGTCCCACAATCGTATTGGACGGACAGTCGTGAATGTCTAAGTTGTCGACGATAATTCTTGAACCATCGCCCACTTCAATGCCGTTATGATTAGAGAAGCCTAACGCACCCCATACGGGAGTGTTACGTAGATTGTCTTCGACATTGACGGAATAATCTTGCGGATTGGTAAAGGGGTTTTGGTTGTTCTGTACGTTTCCGTCGATTTCAATATCAAACAACCTAATCGTAATAGGCGTCGTCGGTGAGTGGTCAACGCGCATCCACGGCTCGTAGTCCGATGTAAAGAATTCAGGATCATCGAACGCGTACGCCGAAAGGTAAGTCCGGTACGCCTTATCGTTCGGCACCCTGAACACTCCATTACGAAGTGTAACACCATCCACACATGTCAGATTACCAAGGTAAGGGATAGTAAAATCGCACAGATCAACCGTCGCACCCCCCACACCTTTAGCACTCGTAACGAGCCATTTAACACAGTGATGGCCGTCGTCTTCCAGAGCTAAATCGCCCCACCAATCGGCACGCAGCACAGAAGCATCAATTGCGTCGTGTCGCTTCCAACGCCGACTGTTCTCGACATTCTTCCATTTTGCGTTGACTATTGTAGAGCCAGATCTGGACGAACTTGCAATGAACGAATTTAGAAGACTATGCGAGAATTGACCTGACGCGTGATCAAATCCTGCTTCCAACGCATCCGCATTGAAATTGTGTCCGTGGAGATGAATGCTGCCGACGGTGGCCGACCCAAAATCAAGCTCAACACTGCCCCAGTCAACGTCGCTTCCCATCTCTGTTTCAAGCGTCGCAATGCCCACCGAATTAATCGACACGGCTAACGACTTCTCGTCGGACACGTCGCCTACTGCGGCGAGACACGCCACACCATCAGTCGCCGCCCCGTCATCCGCGTAACACCACAATCCACCGCCGCCATCGCCGACAGAGATGTGGCCGAGCGTCCTTACGCAAATGCCCTGATTAGGGAGAATCTGGACGAGATCAGCTGACGTGTTAACAGTCAACACACTCAATGTCATGTCGTTAAACCGCTTTCATATTGAAATGCCTATTTTGCCGCCAAGCCACGTTTCGAGATCAGCACGCTCGTTGCCAGTAAATAAACGATCGAGAGCAACAAAGGCATAAATTTTACCGTCAAGATTTTCTGCGCCACTGAAGGCTGACCCTAGAGTCAATCCAGTAAATCCGTTTGTTCCGATATCTCCGGATGCCAGGTCGCTTCCCCCGTCCTCACGAAAACTTGACGATGACCCATCAGCAATAAACGTCCAAACATGATCACCCGTTGGGAAGCTATCGGTTGGCTGCAGAAATGGGCTGCCGCCATACAGCAGTTTGGTCGAGTTTTGTTTTCCGAAGACCATACGTGCGCTATCATCGGAATCAAACAGTCGGTCTGCGCCACCGTCTGACGAATCTATTGCAGCAGCAAGCCCCATAACCATTGCCTGCGTTATTGAAAGGCTGCTGTTGCTCAACTCATCATCCGACCCATCGAACTCCAGGTAATAAAGAGAGCCGGACTGTCGGAGTATTGGCCGCTCCGCATCATCGGCAGCAGTCAAATGGTGCGCATTGCCTGATTTATCTAGAACTGTACCAACCACACCATCGACGCTTGAGGCCGTCGTGGCGCTAGCGCCGGTTCTTTCCTCGAATAGCGTTGTCAGGTCGCTTATGTCGTAGAAAACACCGTCTTCGCCCCCGCCAAACAGGTCAATCGGGTTGAACCCGGCACTCACCACTGCTGGTGGCTTAAACATCGGTATGATCAGGCGTCGGTTTCCAAGATACATAGTTAGTCCCTCAGCATCTTGAACCTGAGCTGGATTGCGTCCGTAGCTTCTGGTGTTTTACCGCCCCGATTCACAGCCACGGCAAACAGTGAGGTCGCGTCGCACACATATGGCAAATTAATATTGTTGGCCTGAAGAAGCGTTACATCGCCAAGGTCCAGTTTGGTGTCCAGAGTGACCACGCCCTCGATCTCAAATGCGTCCGCGTCTGTGACCGCCAGAGCCGTGTTGTCCGTGTAGGTGCCAGCCGGGTTACTCTTGAAGATGATGACGTCAATATCATTTGCGGCAAAACCGTCTGCGTCGTTGTCCTCGATCCCCATTGAGATCTGCATAAGAACGCCGCCGCCACCAGAGACACGAGCTGAATTGGTGATCTCTATCTCACCGCCAATACAGTCGTCAGCCGTATAGGCGCCAGCGGTCACAGTCGGAGCGCTTTCAAACGCAAACACCTGACCACCATCGACACGAAGGTCTCCGGCACCATTTAGGTTCAATGTTGAATAGTCGCCGTCCGCGCCGCTACCAACCGCCTTCGCATCTCGACGAACGCCAAGCATAGGAACACCGCTGTCTCCGCTAGAATGTGCGTTGTCCTCAGTGTTCACAATGTTATCAATAAGCTGCAGTGCTGTAAGTGCGTCGCCTTTTGGATCAACCGCCAAGCCATTAGTCGCATCTACAGGTGCTAGACCCGCGTCAGTGCTTTCGTCGCCGATAACGACAACTTGCCGTTCATCGCCGTCACCTGCGGTTGTTCGAGTATCGATATTTTTGCCGCTGCCTTCGGTGACAGCAACGCTACTATTAGCCATGCGATTAGCCTCTCTAGCTCTTTGTTAGTGCCAGCAAAAGCCCTAGCGGCTGGCCCTCTTCATCTCTAAATTCTACGATCAAGGTCGACTCCAAATTGCCCTGTCCAGACGTGTCGCCAGTCGCAACGCCCGCTGCTACTTGAACAGTGACATTTCCTGGGGCTGTGGGAGTGATCGTCGCGGTATAGGTTGTGCCAGAGCCACTGAAGCCTGACGCGGCGCCATTCGTTACGGTGATGTCGCCAATAACAAAATCAGACACGGACTCTGAAAACGTAAAAGTAACTTCGAACGCCGAATAAACAACTGCGGCGGGGCCAGAAAGAGCAACAGCTACACCCAATCCGACATTCGACTTAAGCGTTGTCAGCTGGTGGTGAATTGCGGCCATACGGTCCGGGCTGGTGCGCCAAGGATCTGGACGGCGGTAAGGCGGGATCGTTACGGGTCTCGCCGCTGGGCGAATTCGTGCGGGTGTGCGGCTGGGTATAACGCGTCCCGGCGAGCTGGGTAAACGTGGTCGTGCCATAGACTTTGTTCTCTGGGGCTGGAGCTTCTTCAACGGCCTTTGGCTTCGCTGGTGCCGCAGCCTTCTTACGCTTCGTCTTGCGCTTGGTTCTGGTGGCTGTCCTAGCCATTGGTATCTCCTGAAAGGGGTAGTCACCCCCCAATCAAAGAAAGGGGGGTAACCGACTCACGATTAGTCTTCGCGAGTGTAGATGGCGACTGCCTTGAAGTGCTGCGGGTCGGTATAGGTCCGATCCCACATCGCTGCGTTGGCAACCTCCGCGTCAGTCGGGAACGTGCCCGCGACGCCGCCGCTTTCGACCGTGTGGCCGTACGGGTGCATTGCAAACTGACGACGAGTAACGAGCGTCTCGACACCCATACCGTCGCCCTGCAAGGCTTCGCGCTCGACTTCGACCGGGATCTCCACCGAGTGTTCGCCGTATCCGATGATACCAGGGGCACACAGGAACGTGACGTACTCATTGGCGATAAAGGCCGGGGTCGCACCAGCAACAGGCATCGACGTGGCGCCGTTCGGCAGCTGGTCAGCCACAACCACGCGGTAGCCGAGGTAGGTCGGGATCGTAATCTCGCCGCGGCTATTCGGGATGTAGATGATCAGGTTCTGCAACTGAAGGCGCGTGAAGACATGCGAGTGCATGAGGATCACTTCGAGGCCTTCAGCATCATCACCCAGGAGCTGCTTGGCTTCCAGAATGTTCTTGGCAGACAGCTGACGGGTGTTAACCGTAGCGCCACCAACAGTTTCCGTACCAGTGTCCGCGCGAACGTCCAGGATGCGGTCATCACTGTCGTTGGTATCGTTCTCGTGGAAGACACCCTTGAGCGTCTGGATGGTCAGGAAGTCGTAGTACAGACCCCAGTACTTCGACACGCGGCTGGAAATCCGGCGCATCGGGTCAGAACCAGCCAGTTCGCGAACGAGGTCAGCGGCCTGCCAGCCAGCCGTCCGGTTGTTGCGAATGCACTGGTGCTTGTACGAGCTGAGCTTCTGAGGAACGAGCAGAGATGCCGGGTCGTCGCTACCCACGGTGGGGGCGTTCGAACCCGAGAAGTCGTTACCCAGGTCATCCCATACAGGAGTCTGGAAGAGAGTACCGCCGCCAGCGAGCTTCGCAGAGATCTCCGAGTCGAGGCGGACGATACCAGATTCAAACACTTTGGAGTGCTTGGTGGTATCCTCAACCATATACATGTTGAAGATATCAGGGACGATTGCGTCCGTCAGTCTTACTGTAGCCATAAAGGGTCACCTTTACGCGGCCACACCAGCCTTTTCGAGCAAGCCCTTGTAACGAACTTGATCTGCAGCCGGAAGTGACCGGATCAACGCCACTGCGGTCTCTTGGTCGTTTTTCCAAAGTTGACCTTGTGCAGTAACGTCATGGGTTTCTTTGGCGAATGGGTTCACAGCGCCTGTGGCCGGTGCTCCGTAGAGGGAGTCTTCGGCAAACATCGTCGCGCCTACCTGAGCCATTTTCTGGTAGAAGTTGGCGTCGGACACACTCTTCACGCCATTGAAGTCGGCCGTCACACCCAGAGCATTGGTATCGAAACCAAGTTCCCGGATAGCGCGGTTGGCCATCTCCAAATTGTGCTTGAAGGTGGGACCGTCTGTTTGTCCCCATTCTTTCTTAAGGGCGACTTCTGCTTCGCCAAGACGTTCGGTCAGCGCGGTCTGGTCCGCCTCGCCTTGAGAGGTCAAAGACCCTTTTGCGAAATCGAAGAAGTCGTTACGGATAGCCTTGGCGGTTGCCGGGTCCAGCTTGTGGTGCTTCGCCCGATCTGCGAACCAATCATCGAAGTCCTTGTTGTAGCCGAGTTCATCGGCATTCTCAGGAGCTTCGAACTTGTAGTCCGCGTCCGTTACGGTGTTTCCGTCGTCGGCTTTTTTGTGCTCGCCGCGGCTTATCAGATCGTTGGCATCCTTGAGGGACTGGGCCATCTTGCCGAAGTCATCGACAGATTTGATCCCCTTCGTCTCAAGGAACGCCTTCATGTCATCTGACAAGGTGTCCATGGGAGATTTAGTTTCATCGGTGTCGGCCGAAACTGATCCCTGATTGCCGGTATCTTCAGGGTTCGCGCTGACGCCGGTTTGGCTGCTTTCAGAGGTGCCCTGCGTACCACCGGTCTGTTCGGAGGTGCCCGTCGTCGCATCCGTTGTTTTGGTTGCGTCATCGGCTCCGGACTCAGCGGCGCTTGGCTCTGCTGCAATGCCTGTCATGTTTGTATGACCTTTGTGTTAGAAGGTTTCTGTTTCCACTTGTGCCTCTTGCTCTTTCTGAACCTCCAACCGCGCAGCGTTCTCCAGTGCCAAAAGGTCTGCTGGCGCGAGCGTCAAATGGGAGTAAAGAGTTTCGGCGTATAGTTGCCGCCTGCCCTCCATCTGCCTCAACTCGGAGTCGGGCGTGGATGGATCGCAAACGACATTAAAGCCTGACTTAGCGAGGATATCCGCGAGAACGAGTTCCTGATCCTCTGCTGAAGGGCTTCCGCGGAACACAGCTTGATAGGCTTGCGCCAGACGAAGCCGTGCTCGACCCGTGCGAGAGAAACCCTCAAACACGGTAACTAGTGATCGCCACCTTCGACTCATTTGTCTGGTCTCCTCGTGTGGCGGGGCCCTGGTAGGGGAAGGAGCAGCTCAAGCTGATTGTCTTCCTCAGAATTCCGTTTGATCCTTCTCTTGAACTCTCGGTTCATAGGATCGAAATGCTTGATGAGCGGCTTTAGAACTTCACCAATGTGGACTAGAGCCATCCTTTGATCTCCGAGGCGTTTGCTTTTCGGGAATGTTCAAGAGCGCAAGCAACGTTGACAAATCACGCCGCTCGATGAGACTTTCGAAATATCGCCTAGCGATGCGGTTCTCGATGTCTGTGAGATCTCGCATAAGTCACTTCGACTCCAGCTTGGTCTCGTCCAGTCGGTGCTCGCCACACCAATCGGTCCCGTAAACAGCCGGAAACCCTTTCATGGTGGGAGCATTTCGCCGGCAACGTCCGAAGTCGATTGGTGCATCATCCTTCGGGACGTAGAAGACGCACGACTTGCAGCGCATACCCGCACTTCGATGTTTCCAATTGTCATCGGGCATTACACGTCCCTCCGGAAGCTTGATACGTTGAGGCTGGAAGGCTGCACGGTTCATCGCCATGAAGGCCTGTTCGAAGTGCGTGCGTGCAATGGAGAGCCAACGACCGTCGTACTTTTCGATAGGCCCTAGATCACCGCGCATCTCATCGAGACGACGAAGGATACGTTCCTCAATCTCTTTGTTGTGGTTGACGACCGCTTTCATGTCGTCCGATTGTTCCGTGTAGCCTTTGATGTCCATCTACTGGTCCCCTAAGAGTTGTAGTGCTTGTGCCGTGTCCTTGCCGGCCGCCGCGCTTTCACGAGCTGCCTGGGCTTGGAGTAGAAGCTGTTGCTGTTCTTCCTCTTGCGCGACGAGCTGTTGGAACGTGTCGTCGTCGTTCAAGAATCCTGTCGGAACGCCCATCCTGTCGGCCAAGCCATCCGCCGTACTTGACGGGTTGATCTTGTGTCGGACGCGCGGGTCAATCTCGGCGAGAGGTCTAATCACTTGCAGGAAGTTCAGAGTGCCTTCGACCTCTTTGGCCTGCCGGGCCCTGTTGAGGGGGCCTTGGAACTGCGGTCCTGGTTCTGCGCCTTGGAGGCTCTCAGGAACTCGGAACGGGCCGTCCTCGTCGTAGAGGCCCTTACGCGTCAGAATACCTTGCTCCCGATCGACGAGATGCGACAGAGAGTTCTGGTATCCAGCGCCGGCCGGGCCGAGCAGTTCGCCTTTCTCGTTCGCACGTATAAGCGCCTCAGTGGCACTCATTTGGGGGTTCTGAACGAGGATTTGGAAGAGGTTGATGTAGAGGCTCTCGTTGACTTGGTTCTTCTTGGCTTCTTTCACCAGAGCACCGAAGTCTAGGCGTTGACCTGTCATCAGGGGCTTGACCAGCTCTGCGCCGGTAGGGGACAAACCACCATGGATGATCTTGCGAGGATTGGCATTCGGCCGGTTCATAATACCAGCGTTGGCCACCAGGAGTGCGGGTTGGACCGACTGCTCGAAAGCGACCAATTCGTGCTTGGCCATCAAGTTCAGACCGAGAATGTCGGAAAGGACTCTTTGGACCGGACCTTCAGCCCAGACTTTCCCTTGCTCCGGCAGCCACCTGAAATCGGTCACTGGGAACTCGAAGAAGCCGGACTCCTTGTTGATGAAGCCGTTTTCGTACTCGATATGGATCGACTGGAACTTGGAGCCACGCACACCGACCGTCACATCCGTCATGCCAAAATCAGCGCGGGGACGTACAGCGTGGACAAAGGCAAACTTCCGGTTCGCTTCGTTCGGGTTGTTCGAGGCTTTCAGGATACCTTCAGACACGCGGCCCTTAAACTCTTCAACAGCCTGCTTCGCCGTCAGAGAGTAGAACCGGTAGAAGACATTGACGTTGCCGAACGCGTCTTCGTCGATGTAGCACTCCGGGAGCGGCATGTGCTTGTACATAATCGGCGGCTGATCACGCTTGCCTTCTTCGGTCCACACGAAAGCATTGCCGAAGGCCACGGACCGCCGGAAGGCCAACTGAGAAGCTTTGACCCAGCCAGATCGTGCGTTATACCGAACCTTGAATTGGAAGTTCCGGACCCTTTCAAAAAAGCGCCTCTCTTCCAGGTCCAGCTCAACATCTTCCGCATCCAGGTCTAGCAGACCCATGTCGTGCCAGTATTCTGACTGTGGGATGATGAGACTGATGAGACCAGAGGCGAAACGATCCACGGCGTTCACCGCTGTCGAGTCATATCGTTTCTGCGAACTACGAGCCACTTCCGCGCTGCGTGTCGTTCCCCGGTCCATGACAGTAAGTGCAGATGCACCTAAACTGAAGTCGCCGGCATCAGGAGCTGCATAGTCCTTGATCTTCCGCCAAGCGCGTTCATGGTCTAATCGGAGAGCAACAAGCTGGGAAAGGCTGTCGCGAATATCTTGTGCGATGCCTGCCATTAACCGTTATCTCTGTGTGAGGTTTGAAGTCCCTACCGCAGCCCGTGTCGTGGGCCTGTTAAGAATGGCAGTAGGCAAACTAATTTTCCGGGCCGTGGAGCCGTTCTGAGGCATTCGGGTAGGTCTGGACATTGTGGACCCCGTCTGCCTGCGTGTGGACCGATTCAACGACCCTGCGGCCCCTCTGGGCTGTGGGCACATGTTTTAACTTCCAAGCGTTCCGGTCGAGAGGGTCTGACCAGTTGTTCCGATACCGGTGGTCAGTATTGTCGATGCAAGTCCACGGGTCGTAATACCGGCTCGGCGGCGGGCTGCTTCGGCGTCTGCTTGGTTCTCGGCGGACGTTCTCTCAGCTGCTGGTTCCTGTGTGGGGGTCACCACCTGGGGCGTGGGTTGTCGGAATAGACACATTGTCGGGTCTCGTGAGGGCTAGTTGGACGTGGGGCTCTCCTATGGGGGAATAACCGGGAAGATTGCATTCGTGTCGGAAGCCGATGGACGCAAGCCATTCAATCGAACGTCGCGAAACGATGGGCAGTCTGACTTCGAGCCGTTGCAATCCCAAATGCCACTGCCAAGGGAGCCACGTCTGTTTGATGTAACGGGTAACGGCGGGGATGATCTTGCGCGTCTGGTCCGTACCAAAACCGAAGATCAAACCATGGTGCTTGTGGACATAGTGGACGCCACCGACGAAAACGGGCTGACCCCTGTACATGACGACGTAGGTGTCGCTCGCCATCTTGGCCATCTGCCGCGCTTCGTCGACTGTGTTGCCAGCCGCCTCGATCTCGAAGATGTCGGACGCTCTGAGCCGTTGAAACACATAGTCGATATAGCCCGGCTGGTACGTCATGGGTTCACGGATTGCGATCGTGTTCCCGAGACGCGTCGGCCTACATGCTTGCGAAAGGGTCGTAACCGTCGTCATCGAGCGGAGGTCCACCGTTGTGTCCCATGTTCCATTGATCGCCCAGGCCCATTTGTTGAGCAGCGATGTTGGATTTGGGGATCTTGATTTTCTTGGAGTCCGATGACCAATCTGACACTTTGCCGTAGAGGCTGCCGGCTTGGGCACCAGTGCGGAACGCGTCGACAGGGTCGGAAGACCAGTCCTTGACAGGATTGTTACCAAACACCTTGAGTTCTTCGTCCCACTCGTACTGGTAATGCTTGAGACACTTGATCAGGTACTCGCAATTCGTCTGGTCGAACTTGGAACGTAGGATCAGGTTTTGGGCCATCGGCAACGTCGTATCGAGGTTCAGTCTGGGTGCTGCCACGAAATGGAAGCCGTGATTGGCCGCAATCTCCATAGGCGTTTCGCCCGAGCCAATCCATTCCCGGTCGATGTCGTGCGGGCCTACGTGCCGGCCAAAGGCGTAGCCCTTCTCTCTGCACAGTCCGAGAAAGTACGGAAGACTTTTGCCTTTGCCGGGCTCGCAGTGAAAATCGATGACGTGGTTGAACCCATTGATTTCTTGGGAGAATACGATGGCAGTTTGTGCCACCACTCCCAGATCCCAGGATGTGTCAACCGGGTAATTCGGATTGTAGGGGACGTCGGTGATGAAGCCCTTCTTCTGAATTACTTCGAGCTGACCGCCAAAAACAGAGCCCACATTGGCCGCGGTGAAGTCACAGTAATACTCCTGTCGGACGCGTTCTTCGGGCATGCCGGTTTCGCGTTCTTCCTGGATAATACTGAGCGGAATAGCCTTCGTGTCTTCGACGGTGAGGAGTTCGTAGTGCCAAGACGGGTGCGCCTTAGCCATCTCGCACAACTCGTACCAATGGTTTTCGCCACGTGGAGTAGAGATGAAAACTGCGAAACCGCCAGACTCAGCAAGAATAGGTCTAACGTAGTCCCAGGCGGCAGGGTCAGTAATGGCGAATTCGGAGAATACAACTCCTGCCACGTTAGAACCCACGAGGCCATCATAAGCGTCACCGCCAACCAAGCGCCAAACCGAACCATTCTTCAGCTCTATCATCATCTCGTCGTTCAGCTTGCGCGCCACAATTTCCTTCGGGAACGCTTGATCGACGATCTTGATGCCTTCTGATGTAATGCCGTCCCAGATCGCTTTCCGGGCCTGCCTCTGTGTGGGGAACACGTGCCAGTACGTCCCGACCCGTCTGAGCGCTTCCTTGGCCTCGTAGTTGATCATGGCCAAGTCTTTTCCTGCGCGACGATGCCAGACACAGCATATTCGTTTGTACCCACCGTCCAGCTTATGGATACCGCGGTCGAGACGAACGAATAGGTTGTGCTGATACCAACGGGGGACGAATTTCGACAGGGTGTTCCATTGCACCCTTCTAGCCATCCGGGGTTACCTCCGTGGCTTCCACTTCGGTCGCCTCGGCGTCTACAACCGGTCCCTGGATGAGTTCCTGGTGTGCGTAGTCCGGGAGAACCACTTGGAATGCATTCCCGTCCGCGTCGGCCAGTTTCAGGAGGTTGCCGAATTGCTTAGGCGCGCGCTTCTCGATGGCGATCTTCTTCGCTTCCATTGCGGCCCTTATCCTCTGGGACTTATCCTTCTCAGTGGGAAGGGGCTCGCCGGCTTTCGGGTGCGGGACGGGCTGACCTTCGTCGTCAACCATTGGGGTGCCGTCCGGGTTCGTGTAGTACTCCGGATAGACATTGACGGTCATGGCTTCCCGGCCAAGTTCCTCAATCTCGTCCAAAGACCAGTGCGTACTGAGTTCCTTGGCCATGATGTAGCGCTGGTGTAACTCCGGATCGGCCATGAACCACTTCTTGATTGCCGGTTCCGTGCACGCCAGCTTCTGCGCCACAGTCTTCCAGGTTCCACCGCACGCAAACTCGATAAGAAGTAGTTCCGCGTTTTCTGGGGTGCGTAGAGGGTTGTCCCCCACGTCACCAACCGGTCGCGGGAGCCGAACGTTATCGTCGGTCATGCTGATTTCCGTTGTATGTGGAACTTAAAGTCCAGGAAAGTGTCCAGGATTTTTGAGGGTGACGCCGGGTACGACTAGATAATCCTCGGGGCCCACCCAAGCGTTTGACCCCCGGGGGTGGTTGCACGTGCACATCGACCGGGGTGGGGGTCCGCTGCATACATAATGCGCGGTTCGGTCCCCGTGTTCATTGGGTCGACTGACTAGGGAAGGGGTTCATTGATACCAATTAATTCAATGTTCTCAACGTGTTCGCGCATTGTGCCGTTGCATAGACTACAGGCCTCGCGCGATGGGATGCTTTACCGATTGGTTAACTATACCAGTCATTTAGCACGCAACACATAACGGTAACCCGTACGCATCAAGTAAGCGCGCTGCACGCTGAAAGGGCAAAAGCGGAGCGCAGCCAAACTTTTTGTGGACTTTGTGGATTTTGTTGTTGATTTAGTAACAAATCACGCCTATCTTCCGCAATTAGCAGCGGGGGAAACCCCACTACATCCGGGGCAAACCCAGGCTAGAGGTCATAGACCAAGCGGAGACGCTAGCCGAAACAAGCCAAACTGTGTGCGGTAGGTCCATTTAGTCCAGTGGCTCTATCGGACACAGTCCACAGCACCTCAAAGATCAGCGGAAAGGGAAATCCAATGACTTCGAAACCAAGCACCAAACGCCCACGCTACTGGCACATCTACAACTGCCGACACTGTAGCAATAGCGCATTGGCCACCACGTCCGAAGATCAGTACGGCGGCAAATGCTACTGCGGCCATTCGTTCGGCTGCGGCGAGATTATGCACACCGAGAAAGAAAGCAAATGATCGACCCACAGACAGCAACCACAATCGCCGACATCACCGTAGCCGCAAGTCTCGCATTGGCCATGGCTATCTTGATTGTCGGCTTTCTGGTGAGTAGAGACTGAACACAACACAGCGGAAAGGGAAATCCGATGCGACTATCAGAAGTGAAATCACTGAAAGAACTACTCAACGACGACATGGACAATGTCCGTTCGTTCCTCGATCAGATCCGAATGGAATGCCAGGATGACTTCGAAGTCGACAACTATCGTGTGATCGCAGCCCACGTCATCGACGAGAAGTTGTTGGAATACTGGCAAGATGATCTGTATGTCCTCGGCGGATCATACCCGCACTTCTTAGCTGCCGTGACCGGGATAGACCAAGAGGTCTTTGAAGCCATGCAAAAGGCCGAGGCATACGAGGCGATCGGCAAACTATTGGTCAAAGGCGACCACATGCAAAACTACCTCGCCACGTTCTGGCAATACGGCGGAACATACGGCGAAGTGTTCAATAGCTGGGACGGAAGCGAGAAAACGGCCGAACTGAACGGCGAGACCTACTATCTATTCCGCATCAACTAGCCTAGTCCCACTTATTGCGCCTTGGTGGTCCACAAAGTCCACTCTCCCAGACCAGGACCATCGAGGCGTAATGGGGGCGACTAGCCCATCATGTAACCAGTATCAGAGGGAATATCGTTATGCGTATCACTTCAAAACACATCGAGACTGCCGCCTACTGTGCCGCGTTGATCATTGCAGCGTGGTTCCTGAGCGGGTGTGCTGTTCAACTTCGAACCGGTCTCGACTACAAGGGAATGGTTCAACCGCCGTCCGCTACACTCAAGAACACGTACCATCGTAAATCAGCGTTCGAGCGGGCCGCGGATATGGAAACGCTACGGCGGGCAGGCTTCACGAAATCAGAGCCATACAATCAGTAATGGCGAAATGAGGGCTACGCAAAAATAAAAGGCCCCTATAATAACCCCTACATCTCGTTTCCATTTAGACCCGGATGTGCCTTGCCAGATCTTCTTTGTGTAGGGCCATCCGGGTTTCTGAGGGACTTCGCAGCAGTGTGAGATGACCCGAACCCGGGCGCTTGATATACCGCACCGCTCCGACGATCCTCAGAACATGGACAGCATCCTTGAACGTGTCGCCAGACCGACCTGAGACCTTGAGCCTGTTTTTCAGGATATGGACAGGCGAAGACCAATTGCGAGCAGCCAAATCATCCGCGATGGCATTCGCCATGGGTTCAACCCGGCTTCGCCATTTCCAATCGGCAACCTTCTTTAGCTCCACGGCCTGTCTCTGTTCCTCGGTCTGTCCGAGCCATGGTCGATCGCGCATTGCCTGCTTGGTGACATCTTTGATCCATTCCGAATACCACGAAGACCAAGTGTACCAGACTTCCGGCTTCGACCCCTTCAAGTGTTCCATCGTCTCCCGAATGTCGTCCCTGGCCATCGCGCGCAACGTAACAAGCGCCTTATCGCCAACCGGCAACATCTCCAACCGACGCAGCTCTCTGTCCCACGACTCCCGAATTGAAGCCATGAATTCTTTTGGTTCCATTTTTCTTTGATCCAACCTTAAACCATATGTTGGGGCATACGGGCGGCCATGATACCAGAATTTGCGGACTTCGCAAGTTTTGTGGATTTGTCGGCGACCAAGAGCGGATTTCGCGGACCACAAAACAGGCCATTTGCCAGGACCATTTAAGTTGCCGTATACAACCTGACTCTGAACCATTGATCGTGACTGGGAAAC